AGCTGCCTACAGCCCGTTGTGTCGCCGAGAAACAGGGTTCCTGAGAGCATCCACCAGCCTTCGTCTCTGACCTTCGACAGATCATGGCCCTTGGCTGGGCCCCGGAACCAGTGGGCCCCAAAATCGACGCCCCTTTCGGCCAGTCCCTCGAAAAATCCCTCACAGTTCTCGTGAACGAAGGCATCTACGTCGATATATAGCAGTGGGCCCGTGTGCTTCTGCCTCATCTCGCGCAGGAAAACCGGCTTGTACGCTGTGTTGTCGTACCAATCGCCCCGGCTTTCGATAGCCGTGATTTCATGTTCCATCCCGACCTGTTCAAGTGAGGCACGGAACAGTTCCGCCTCATGGGCGTAGTCCGGGGTATGAAAGGCGATGGTTAGCATGGAACCATGTGTTGCACCGCACTCAGGACCGGCTCGGTCGAATACCACGAGTCATGCAAGAGCCGGATCGGTGAGTGTGTGTGGTTCGCTTCTCGGTAGCGTTCGATTTTGACGGGCCAGTATTCCGGCTCCATCACCGTGCCGTGTTCGTCGGTCACGGGGCCCGGAGCGACAATGCCATTGGCGTGTGTAATCATCAGAAGAGGCCGACCACACAACACGGCGAGATGCGCCAGACCCGCGTCGGTCGCCACCACCAGGTCCGCCGAGAGCATGGCCTCAATCGTCGCATCCAGGGGACGGTCATAGTCCCAGGCTTTCTCACAGTCCACATCATAGGATGAATCTGGAGCCCCACCGGCAAAGACATCATATCCCTTCGCCCGGAGCCTGAGTGTTAGTTCTGGCCAGTGTTCCCAGTTCTTCTCACTGCCGTATTGCCGCTTTCGGGGACAGACGACGATATCACAGGAGATGTCCTGGGTTACGTGCGGTTCGGGGATGAAACGCTTCTTGGGCCATTTCGCGTCAGGTTTCACGATCTGACAACCCGGGATGTCTCGCATGGCCGCTCGTTCCATCCGTTCGACGTACTCTGCGTCTCGCGCATAGCGGTTCCGACGTTTCGAGTCGTCTTGTCGGTCAATCACAAGCCATTCTTCGGCACTCGGGTACAGTGCTTCCATACCCGGCTCGATGAACACGATCTTGCGCCCCGATACCGCATGAACGGCGGGCACATGCCACCACACGAGCATTCCAAACTCGGCGCGAAGGGCGGGGATGACGCTAGGCGGCACGGTCCACCCGTCCACAACGCTTCCAGTAGCGTTCCATATTCACCCGGTTTACACACGATCGGTGGTAGTGATCGGGACCACTCAACACCATGTTCTTGAGATCATCATACTGTTTACAGAATTTGCACGACCTCCAATCTGGGTTCCCGCAGGCATCCCGCGCCCTCTGTCGCGCATGGAGGAGGTGGTGGTAAGCATTGTCGGGACAAATCACCAGGTTTTCGTCCCGGTTGTCCTTCCGGTCCCCATTCACATGATGAACCTGTTCGGGGAACCGGAGGGTACGCCCAAGGGCCTCCTCTGCAACCAAAATGTGTTTATGCACATAGCCGTTGCTGTGCGCCCTCGGGTGGACGGGCATCCATTCCATAATGTAACCGTTGTGCTCCACCTGCCCGACCGGCAGGCCAGACCTCTTGGCTCCGTGGCCCCTCACAAAACGCTTGGGTTCACCCTTGATCCAACCACGCGCCGCCCTCGTCTGCTCGGCGACTTGGGTTTCCTGCCCACACCCGCATTGGCAATAGCCATACGGAGTCGCCCCCCCGGCTTCAGCGGGAGTATCCGAAGCAGGCGGTGTGCTGCCAAGAACAGCACCATCGGGTCCCGGTCCACCAGGGGGGTTCATGCGCTCCTCCGATTCTTCCGCCTGCGGACCTCGTCGGTGTCCCACCTAACCCTCACGCCACCACTCAGGCGGTCGTACACGAAACCGTCTTTGTCGGTAACCACCTCATCGGCCGGACTCATCCGAAGAACCTCAACCCAATCATCGTCCAGGTCGTAGGCGACAACGTGTTCCAACTCCCGCCCATGCCGAAAAATCTTGATCGGCTCGTGGCAGTTGTCGGGGTTGATCCGACAATCCAGCCGCCTGGGCACGGTGTCGTCAGAATGGAGCCATGACCGAAACCGCTCTAGCGGATTGTGGGACGCGAAGCCCGCCCAGAACCCACCGAGCGCAGACCACGAAGCCACACCCCGGACAAACTCTTTCCTGTTCATGCCGCCCTCCTGACCAGTGCATCGAGTTCGGCGCCCTGTTTGTCTACCCGACCTAGCCTGCGCCAGCCACGGCCCTGGTAGACCACACCATCGGGTGTGATGCGGATACCGCGTTTCCGCCGTGCCGCGATGTACCGCTTCGGGCGGATCTCACGCAGCTCTAGCGTTTTGCCATATGCCATCCTGTGCCTCCCAGTGTTGACGTGCCCAGTTGTTTGGGGGCAGGTCTGAAAGTCTCGGTTTTCCATGGAAACAGACGACGGAATAACCCCTTGCGCCGTCTGCTAGATGATGGGCCTTGTACGATCCGATCAGGCCCGGGTAATAGACCTGTAGCCTGTCTGCCGTACTGAAGAGCGGGTCCAGGTAACGGTCACTACGCCCCTCAAATGGCGGCGGGTTGTTCTGTATCCAGGCCCAGATGTTGCGTGTTGTCGAGCCGTCCCAAGCCAGGACACCCGTTGCCGTCAGGCTCGGGTGGAAAAAGTCGTCAATGCCCGCCAGATTGCCGTTGTAGTCGAACAAACATGAGGCGTCTCGGACAATGAGCGTGTCCAGATCGAAGAACACATTGCGACCCGTCAGGATGTCCGGTCTCCAGAGTTCGAGCTTCGACCAGAAACCGGGCCAGTCGTTCTCTAGCGGGATCGTCTCACAATCCAACTCAAGATCCGTCAGGCAGACGAAGTTGTGGGCGGGCAGGTAGCGGCTACACTGTGTCTGGAGTCGGTAGACCCATTCGGGGGTGAAGACACCACCAGACTTGAGCACACACGCGACGGTCACGGGATGCCGGGACCTTCCCACCGGACCGTGGGGCGCTTGTCCTCCAGTCCAGCACGTAGGGCCTCGACAGTTTCCTTGAGGTTGTCTTTCGTCGCCTCTGCCGTGGCCTCCCAGGTCACGTTCCCAACAACGCACCTCACGGTGACAGTCATGACTCTACCTCATATACGCAGGATCGAAATGGGGTTCGGTGCAAAGGTGAAGGCGGTATGGCACGTCCCGCCGATATTTGCCACTTCACTCGTGTACGGACTTCCTGAAATCGCCGTACCATCCAGGGTGATAGCAACCGAGTCCGTACCGCCAGACGTGGGGGTGTAGGAACAGGTGTACGTGCCGTCCCCAACATCAGTCACGGTCGGGGTTGCGGTGTTCGCTCCTGTGACGGAGACGACGACCGTACAACCGCCGACGGTCAGATTGTTGCCGAAGATGTCCTTCGATTGGATCGTGATAGATGTGACCGCGCCAACCTCGCCCTCGGCCGGGACCGTGGCCGTCGAATCGGTGGCGCTCGGGATAAACCTCTCTAGTGCGCTCTGGATATTAGACCACTGACCGGCTGTGAGATTGGTTCCGGCTGGTTTGGCTACACAAGCACCCTCAAGGAAGCCGGAGGCACCAGATCCGCCGCCACTATACGACATAATTGTCAGATCGAGTGCGTTTGTCGTGGAAGCAACATCTGCCGTTCCGGGAGAACCGGAGCCCGTGGTGTCAATACTTACCTCCACCTCGTCCGCAGAGGCGTCCCGCTCTAAACCAAGGCAGTATCTTTGATACAGCGTAAGCGTGCCGTAAACATCTTCTGCCGAGGTAGCCCCATCTGAACACTTAGCATGAGCCGCGTCCGCGGCCGATTTCGCCAGTACAAGTCCTGGGTTTCCTGTCGCCGAACCGGCCTTCTTTGCTACCAACGCATCAGTACCCCCCGCTTCTGCGTTTGCAAATACGGCGGCCAACACCGCATCTTCGTCCGCAAAGTCGAGATCGCTGCGGTTGGGCACCACCACATAGTGACTTCCCGCACCCTGTAGACAGTTGCGGTTGATGATGTCCATGACGAAGCCGGAGGCACTTCGGGCCGGGGTCCAGTCTTTCGAATAGGCGTCGGTATAGGCCGACGTCATACCCGGTGTGAAGTCCGTGGTATTCGTGAAATCGGCGTAGGCCACCGTGTCTACTGAGGGGGCGCCGCCATCGGTGTAGACGTCGATACTCTTGACGTACTTGTCATCGAAATTCGATTGGGCACCGCCCAGGACGAGGTTGCCGGAGCCGTCCGTCGTCTCTTCGCCCGTCGCCGTCGAATCGTCCATGTACGTGACGGTGTAGTCGTAGGCCGTCGAATTGGAGAGCCCGGAAACCGTCCACGCATTGTCCGCCACACCAGAGGCCCAATAGACCTGGCCAGTGACCTCGTGGCAGACCGGGTCATTGGCGGTGGCTCCTGTAGCATTGATGGTGACGGTGAGGGCTGCATGAGACTCGGTAAAACTCGTGTCGCCCACAGAGAGGCCGGAGAACTCCAGCAGCGCCACCGTGTTTACGCTCGGGGCACCGCCATCCGTGTAGACATCAATCGTCTTGACCCAGACCCCATCGAACTCTGGTTGTGTGTTCCCCAGGACAAGATTCCCGGAACCGTCCGAGTCCTCCGTGCCGGTATCCGTCGTATCGTCCGAATACGTGACCGTGAAGTCGTAGGTGGTAGAATTGGAGAGCCCGGCTATCGAAACGTTGTTGCTCGCCGCACCGGGGAAATAACAACCCACGGTCCCCGACCAGCTTTCTGCCACAATACAGCGTTTCGCACTCCCAAAATGTCCGTGATGACCGCCGAGTTCGCCTTCCCAGAACAGGCGCGATGAATCCAGCTTGTCTACATGGAGAAAGAGCTTGCTGACCGCATCGTCGATGACTTCCGAGTAGGCGCTCATCGGATGACCTCGACTTCCTTCTCCACGACCTCTTTCTCCACCCCTTTCGGCTTGAGTACTACATCAGGACAGGTCGCTACACGGAGGTCGGCGGGAGAGCCATTGGCTTCGACGACCTTGTCCAGCATGCTTTCGCCCTCACCGACCACAACGTCTTTGGCTTCGACATTCGGAGTGGGTTGAGTCTTGTCTTTCCTGGATTTCTGTACCTCGGCAGATAGCGCCCGAACGTCAATCTGCGAGTCCTCGGTCATAGGTGTCTTTTCCACGACCTTGCCGTTTTTCAGCTTCCACGCGATGCGCCCAACAATGTCCGGTGTAATCTTCGGATGGTCGTGGATTGCCACCTCGGCCTTGTCCCGGAGCATCACCGAATACGTCGGCTGCATACCCGTCTCACCAGCGAGGGGCGGACGGAAGAACAGGTGCCAGAGTTCCGGTTCACCAACGACCGAAAGCTCGGCCTTCTCCTCTTCGGACAGGGCTTTCAGCTTCGCAACGGGATATTCGAGAGACGCCATATCACCACCCCGGATCGGTGTCATAGACACGCAGATTGTCGAGCCCTACGGTCACGTCTTCGGGGAATCCGGGATTTGACCACCCAAAGATGTAGCCGTTCTGGAAGCCGTTCCTGCTTGGATCGGGGTGGAAGAAGCCCATCGGCCCACTCACGACCTTTGCGCCGTTCCACCACATCTCGAAAAGGCCGTCGCCCCAATCGTGAGAATGGAATGTGTCTTCGGGGGCATAGGTGCCGGTCTTGAAGTGCATCCTAAGCTTATTCCATCGGCCTTTGTCGGCATCCGTGATGCCTGGTTCCCACGGCCTTGTAACCGCTGACATGGTGGGGGTATTCACATTGCTGAAAGATGCCCGGAGCATTACCCCTGCGGCCTGCTGGAAGGCACCGACAAAGCAGGATACCGCACCCGCAGCGCCGCCCGGATAAGATCCCGAATCCCAGATCGCAAAAAACTTGCTGTTGCCACCACTCGCGTACTGGTAATTGGCCGGAATCCACAAGTCGTATTCGATCCAGATTTCTTCGTACAGGGACCCCAACGTGAAGTTGGCCTCGGCGCTCTGGTTCGGCCCTGCGGGGAAGTGGAAGGCTAGTGCGTCGTCATCGACGTACACAGCCGATCCTCCGTGCCGTCGTGTCCACCCAGGAGACGACACGAGAGTCTGTGGCCCCGCATTGTCAAACGTGTCTTCCCAGACCAGCCCTTCGCCGGACGGCTCAGGCTCTGGGTTCGGCTCGGGCTCAGGCTCGGGCTCGGGTTCCGGTTCTGGTTCGGGCTCGGGCTCGGGTTCAGGCTCAGGTTCAGGATGCACCGGATACTCGAAGTTGATTTTCTTGAAGGCGGCAATCTCCGCTTCCGCCGCCTCAATTCCCGCTTCTTTCGCCGCGATTACTTCGTCGAAGATGGCCATTATGCCGCCTTTTTCCTTTGTACCCGCCTCCAGCCACGATCCGTGGCGTGGTAGACAGTGCCGTCCACACAGATACGGAAGTCCTGTTTTCGTGCCGGGATGTGTTTGACCGGACCGAGGGCCCGTAGATCAAGAACCTGCTGTTGTTCGGGTGTCACACCCCGGCCATTCCTGCCAATCTGGGTCACAACCACTCCTTGGTCGGTGCGCCCAACAGTTCCCTGGTCCAACCACTCATTGAGCGCACATTCACGAGTTGGTCTTTGTTCTGCTCCCACCACCCATGATGAGAGTCCGCAGGAAGCCACCCTCCTGGCCGCCTGAGGTGCGGGCGCTTGTCCATGGGCATCCCACACAGGACAACCTTGTCCGCGAGTTTCAGCGCCTCTAGCACGGCGGCCGCGCCCGACGATCCACCACATTCAGGCGCGACAATCGCCTCGTGGTCATCGTTGCCCGTCCGGTGCGAGCGCCACCAGTCCAGCTTTTCGCCGTGCATTGTGACCCAGACGTCGATATCGTGCGGGTAGAACACGCCCGTCTCGTTCACAACCACGACCAGCCCGTCCCACGGTCCGAGATCGGCCAGCCTCATCAGGTCGTCAGCCAGACAGTCGGCCGACCCCAGGACAGCCGCCTTCATGCTGCCTCCCGCTCAATCGGCACAATGTTCAACATTCCATCATTCGCGATTCTCTCCCGGACCAACTCACGGTCGAAGTTTTCGGGTAGCCACTCACCGGCAACGAGCGCATCCCAGAACGTGTCCAGGTCGAGCTTGCCCTCACTCACCAAGAGAGAGAGCGCATTGACCTGTTCGGCGGTCATCTGTTGGGCATGGAAATCGCGGTTAAGCCTAATCGTGCCGGGCTCCGCTTTCCGCAGGAGGCCCACACTCATCAACTCGGCATGGGCCCCGAGCGCATTGTTTAGACAGTTTTCTTCTGCACTAACGGCCGTCATCAACGCCGAATCAGACTCTCCCTTCCGCAGCAGGTCACTCGTAGCCGTCTGTTGGTTACTGGTCTGCGGACTGGGCCTGGCCATCAGAAGGGAGAGACCGAGTGTGGCCATTCTCTGTTCGGTGTCTCGTAGGTCTTCGCGGGACTCACTCAGCGCCTCACCCGAATAGACAACCCACTTCATGTCGGCATCCGAACCCGTAGCACGGAATGCCTCTGCCTCTGAGACCTTGATCTCTTCGTCGTCAGGGAAGTCTTTCAGGAACAGCAGCGGGATGTGGGCAATGGTCCTTGACTTCTCGCGTTCACTCTTGAGTTCGAAATGGCCGATATTCTCATAGGCCAGGTCGAGGAGTGGCGGTTCGGCCTCAAAAAAGCCTGTACGCCGGAAGTAGAACGGGAACAACGGGATGTAGCTGAGCGACACATCGCCCCAGTCCACCATCTCCCAACGCAACGGGTCAGAGCGTTCTTGCCACACCTCGAATGAGCCCGGACGAAGGACGCGGTAACGTGTCACATCCTGCTGGCCATAGGCCCCAACAGGCTCGATCTCCGATTCCTTGAATACGGCCAGCGTCAGGACGGGTGAGCCGTTTTGAATTTCCCACTGCCAGTTGATAAGGTCTTCGAGTTGAACATGAACCCAGAATGGCCGGATGTTCCCACGCTGGAGTGCGGCCCTCGACCTACGGGCACCATCGTCCCAGACCTGCGGATAATCGACATAGACAAAGCTGATGCCGTCCAGACCACCGGCCGTAAAGACATCCTTCGCAAAGGACGCCAGGTCCCGGCCGGCCAGGTCGATGTTCTTGGTGTGCTCCAGGATGTCAGGACTCGTCTCCTCGGACAGGATCGGGTCCTTCCGGTAGACCATGCCCGTCAGACCGTCGGCCGTGCGGCGGGTCGCATTGAAAAGCCGTGCCTTGCCCAACCGCTTTTTGTAGCTGACTTCGCTTTCACGCTTCAGTCGGGGTAGATAGGGTTCACCCTTTGTTCGCATGTGGGCCGTACCGCGATAGACGTCACGAACGACCTGAGCAAGCTTCCACTGGTTCTTGTGGGAATCGCATTCGTAGTCCGGTCGGTCGGCTTCGCCAATATTCGAGTCGACGACTACACGGGTCGCCTGATCGGCTTGTTTGTCTCGGAGATCCTGCGAGTACGGCATCTAATAAATCTCCAAATGGCACGAGGAGGCGGTTTTCTTTTTGGTCAGAACGCGGTAGCGGACCTCATCGCCGACATGGTCTTCGGCGTCGGTGTCCACGTCATCAAGGTTCTTGTCCGAACGCGGAAGGGTCGGCACCGTGCGAATGAATTGCCGACACGTCTCGAAGACCCAAAGGCCGGGTTCCTCGGGACGGTCCTCTGATGCCGCCTGAAACATCCTGCGCATTGCCTGCCAACCCTGGACCCGGCTTCCGGGCCGCTTGTCCGAGGGCTCGAAGCGAGCGCCATTCGCGGCCAAAACAGCGGCGATACTCTTGCCGCCGGCCTCTTCATTGAAAATCGAGGCATCGGCGGGTCCGGGTTTGACACGCTTCCGCCAACCCCAATCGGTTTCCCGTTCGACAATGCCCTGCGCAATTAGGGGGTCAGTCATACGGAGCCCCACATTCGGGTTCTTGCCGTCCCAGCCGTACCACTCGCCGATGCGGATGAGTGAGCCACGCGGGAAGAAAAGCGTTGTGCCGTCATCCCGGACCGCCACTGTCCCATCACTCTCGGCCCAGAGACCATAGGAAAACGGCTTAGTTGATCCCCAGTCGAAAGAGCGGTCGATGCGCCAGGATTGGGGGATCGGGAATGGCCGCAGGACATGCTTGTCATGGTCCCAGACATCATCGAACATGCCTCCGGCAACAATGTCCCAACTACCATCGAGCCACGCCTTTTCCTGTTCTGGATTTGCTGCCGCTGCCGCGATCTTCTTCGGATAGTCGGGCTCCGCATCGAGCAGAATCTTGTTTTCTGACCAGTGCGCGTGGATGCGAACTCGCTTTAGACCATCGTCGCCCGTGACCACATGACCCGCAGGGGCCGGGTCGATGAAGTACGCCTTCACGACATTGTGGCCCACGCCGTATGGGTTTGCTGTCCCCCTGTACTTTCTCGGGACATCTGGATGGGATGACCGATTGCAGGACTTGAGCATGTGGTAGAGATCGAGGCTGGGCCATGTCGTCAATTCGTCCCAGCCAATGAACGGAAACTCGTGCCCGTGGTAATCCGTCCAATAGTCGGCCTCGCGTTTGATGTGGCGAAGCAACAACTCCTCGCCCTCGGGCCAGACCCACTTGTACTCCTGCGCCGATTCCTTGAAACGTGCCTCGGGAAAGATCCGGGAAAACCAACGTCGGCTCTTGACTACCAACTCGCCCAACGCCTTGTAACTCTGCCGAAAGATGACGCCACGCCACGCTGCACCGTATCCCGCCCCGCAGTGCTGGGCAAAGTCCATCAACAGACAATCGGTCTTGCCGGGACCGCGTGTCCCCTCGATCAATGCTTCGTAGATCGGGCAGGTTAGAAAAAGCTCTTGGCTGCCAGGCTGTGGTTGCCATACGACGTTAGGCCCCCTTGCCATTGCCACGTTTTCCGTTCCCATTGCCCCCAGCTAGGACCGCCAGTCGGTTCCCTTGGGCATTCTTCGCCGTCTCTTCCCACGCCTCGCCCCGCTCTGGCACGACGAGCACACCCGTATCGACATGGCCGGAGTGCTCGACCTTATCCGTGAATGCGCCGAAGTGCTTGCCGAGCCAGGACAGTGCCGAGACCCGGGCGGCATGGGACGCTCCCTCGCCCTCCTTCGTGGCCTCGACCCACAGGCGGTCGATGACCATTTCCTGTGTGACCCCAACCCGTTCCGACCTCTTTTGCTTTTCGGTGGCAATAGCAGAGGCCACCCTAACATTTTCCAACAGCCTCGGTCCTTGGACGTGGGCTGTTTTTTGGCTGTATCCAGCACGAATCGCGGCCTGTGTCGCATTCAGGTCGATCAAGTACTCTTCAACGAATCGTGCCTGTTTGGCCGTAAGACTCATGCCGCCCCCTTGAGTTCACGGACCAGGGCGCTTTCAAGGCTTTCGTTGGTGGAAACTTGGTAGGCTCTGCGTTCTGCGGGGATGACGATCAGACGACAGCCGGGGCGGTTGGATTTATGATGAACGAATGGGACGGGGCCCGACGTCCGACTGAATGGGACGTCAATCTTCCGGTTACAAACCGGGCAAGTGATGTAGACCAGGTGTTCGTTCATGGAGCCCAACGAAAAAAGGGCGACCCCCGCTTCCGTTGCGGAGTATCGCCCCACGGCGTGTCCATATTTTCAAGTTTCAAGTTAATAAGGCTCCCGTGTGGTGGTCAAGATTTAAGTAGCGCCTCAATACGGTCTGCGAGGAAGTAGAAGTTGCGCTGCGGAAACGGCTATTGGATTGTACTCGTATTGGATTGTACTCGTATTGGATTGTACTTGCCATCGGGCACAACCTTGATTACCCACTGACCTCAACCCCTGGCGCTGTCAATCTCCGGTGCGTCCTGTCGGTTACCGCTCATTGGTCTTTGCTTTCGGTTGGGGGGCGCATCTGGAACACGGACGTTCGCCCGATGCGTACTCGTCGTATAGCTGTTGGAGGAAGTCGCGCATCTCTCGAACCTCCGGGATTGGGTGCTTCGCGAGAAAGCGGTCCATGTCCCTGATGCCCCAACCCAGGGCGCAGCACTCCACGCCATCCGTGCCAGAGTATAGCCATGTTCCGTCCACCGCGTCCGCTGCTGTGAATTTCTCAGCCATGATTACCTCTATTCGTCACTTTGTTGCCCCCTTGGCCTTGGCCGATAGTGCGGCGCCACCCGCGAGAGATGTCGTCCATTCGCAATCCTGAAAGCTTCACACCGCTCCTCGAACGTTGGTAGCGCGTTCATCCTTCCTCTCCTCTCAGTGCGCGGCCGATTTCCCTGTCAATGTCATCAAGTGGTGTGGTGAATTTCCATCCCGGACAGGACCGCACCTTGATCCGGATCTCCTCCAGGGCCTTGCGGTAGCGAAGGTTGTCTCCGATGGTGCTCACGTACTTTGCATTGGCGTCCGCAGCATCTTCGGTTCTGGCCCTTGCCTCCAGGATGAGGCGTCCGTTCTCCTCCCGCAGCCGCTCAATTTCGGCGAGGAGGTCTTCAAACTCCTGGTGTATATGGGCGTTAAGGATGTTGTTCTCGTCACGCCACTCGTGCCTCTTCCGAATCTCAGCCAGCCTCACATCATCCATCGTTGGGCTCCTCGTGGGTGGTACGCAGGTCTACATGCTTGTGGAGGAACTCGCCGCACCTATAGTCCCACGGCACCGGGTTGGTTGGATATCCACCATCCCTGGGGTCATCTGGTTCTGGGGACCACCGCTGACAGTTCATGTACCCACTGTCGATAAACGTGGCGTGGTCACAGTTCTCACACCTACGTTTGCTCACCCGTATCGTTCTCTCACTCATCGGTACCCCCTTGATTAGACGTAACCTCGGTTTCCGTCTGATCTATTGGTCCACTCACCCTAGTCATCGGTCTCTCCCCCTATGCTGCTGTGTCGGTATAGTCCGATACGTCGATGTTGACTCGCTCGGGTTCCGTTGGCTTGCGCTCTGTGATTTCTGGCGTGTAGTCGCGTTTGAACTTCGGGTCCAGTTGCGGGCCACCCGGTGGTTCTTTCACAACTGCGCTTTCGGGGATGTGCCACGGTTCGGCCCACCACTCTTTAGGCCCGAGGAAGGTTGCCGGGTACTTCAGCTTCGTGTCCGTTGCCTTCGCCCACGCTAGGTAGCGGGCAAGGCCGGCCATCAGGTCTTCCTGACTCACACCCGCCCGCCTACGCGCCCGCCACTTCTCTAGCGCATCCTTCTTCCCAATCTTCAGCGGATAGGCTTCCCAGAACCCCAAAAACTCCCCCTCGAAGGGTGGTCGTTGGTCGTTGGTAGTAGGTCGTTGGTCCAAGATCGGAACGCTAGGGTCTCCCTCGGTTCTCGCTAGGCCCTCGCTAGAGTCTCCCGAGGGTTCCGTATCTCCCTGTGGTTCCACAACTTCCGGCGGTGGGGGTGGGAGGGTGTACTTGCTCGGGTTGTCCACACGCTGATGCTCTTCCCAATTGGTGATTTGGAGCAACCTTTGCCCGCTATCGGAGGTGTATCGAAGCACTCGCCCGAGTCTCGCGAGAGTCTCAAGAGACCCCGAGCAATCGTCGTCCGTGTCGGGGAAGAGTAGACCGTTCAGGAGGCGTATGTTGTCGTTCAGCCTCCCGGCGTCATCGGCCTGGGAGATGAGCCCGAGGAACACAAGGCGGTCGAGTGGGGGGAGTGGGGCAAGCTTTTCGTCCTGCCAGAACTCGGGCTTGATGGTGCGAATCCTAGCCACGGGGAGGCTCCCAACAAAACGACCCACCCGAGCTTACTTGCGGCTGTCGCGCTTCCCTCCATCGGAGGTCGGCACCGCGTTCGACTGGGTGGGTCGGTTTCCGTTTTACCACGAAAAAAGCCTTTCTGCTAAGTTCGGTCATTTGGTGTGGAACATTTCGCTTTGTTCGGTCCGGGTCCCGGTTACCGCCTCTCGGCAGTTTTTTATCGCCTGTCGGTAGTAAGTTTCCTTAAGCTCCACACCAACACCCCTCCGGCCCTGGACCACCGCCCCATACACCTCCGAACCCACACCCATGAACGGGGTGAATACAACCTCCCCAGGATTGCTCCACAAAACCACGGCTCGGTCAATCACGTCCAACTGAAGCGGGTGTACGTGCTTCTCGTCCTCCTCGTCGCGGGCCTCGCGATACGGTAAAACCCGATCAATCCTCACATCGTCCCAGAACGCGCTTGCGTACTGTCTCCATATCCAATGCGAATAGCGGTTCTCAATCTGGTTGCCCTTCCATTCGCGATACTGATACAGTTCGCGAGGAATTTGGCGTTCTCCAGCATATTCAAGTAGTCCGTTGGGATGGGATATCGGCACCGGATTTTCGCCCTTCTTGCGAAACATCAATAGGTAGTCGGCAGAAGCCACCGAACACCGCGACGAGTCGTCTACAATGGTTTTGTGGGCCAGGTTCTTGGCCATTGTTCGGTTACGGACCCCCAAGGGCTCCTTCCAAACACAATACCGGGCCACGTATACGAATCCGTGTTTTTCGTGGAGGCGGATAATGTCACCCGGAAAGTCGATAAGGTGGTCCTTGCCGGTATTGCTGGACGGGATGTCCATACAATGAACACCCGTCAACCGCCCCGTCATGGTCATACGGGCAAGTTCTTCCACCACGAACCCATAGTGCTCGAAGAACTCCTCGTAACCACGGGCATTAGACAGGTCCCGCTCGGAACTGGAATAGTGGTAGAGTCCCCCGAATGGCGGAGAGTATAGAGAAAGGTGTATGCTCCCATCGGGGACCGTGGGCATAAGTTCCATACAGTCCCCGTGGTACAGTGCGTAGTGGTCGGTCACTACCTGATTCATCACAGCCATTTCGGGAGCCTCGCATCTAAATTATGGATATGTTCGGTTCGTTTGATCTGTAGGGCGTCTTTCATGTGGGCCAGTAGGGCGTCAAACATCTTGTCCGCTTGTTCCGACTTCCGTTTCAAATTTTCCACCACCCGCCTTTCGCCCTCGGTCGCTACAATATCCACGGTCACAGGCCGCTTCTGTCCAAAGCGCCAACACCTTCGAACGCCCTGGTAATACTGTTCGTAGGAATGGGATGGAAAAAACGTAACGTGGTTGCACTCTTGAAGGTTAAGGCCCCAGGCTCCTATCTTGGGTTTAGTTACAAGGACGGGTAATTCTCCATTGGCAAACGCCGTTAACCGCTCTTCTTTTTTCTCCACCGAGTCCGCACCCTTGACCTGCCTTGCTCGCGGTATCAGTTCCTCCAGTAGGTCGCCCTCGTCATTTAGATGACACCAGATAAGGGCTTGGGCCGAATCCTCAACCATCTCCGCCACAAACTGACACCGCTCTTGAATCGTCCGCTTCCGCTCCTCGCGTTGTTCTTCCAAAGTCACGGCGGGTAGGTCGAACAACCACCCCTCACGGGTTGTTTTGGCGTCTACGATGTGTTCGTTCTCGGTGAGCTTCGGGAGAATAAAGCCGCTGTCCTCGTATCCGTAGTCTGAGGGCTTGCGAATCGCCCTGGCCCAAGAGGACACCCATTGCCAAAACGGCCCTTCCGCATGGCCCTTGAAGCGCCACTGTGCCGCCTTGCCATAGTACCGGCGCTCTGCCGAAACGCTGGAGGTTGTGGTCCGGAAGAATCTGGACAACATATCCATGTACCCCAATTCCCCGAGGGCCTCGGAACTAGTGCCCAATTCGATGTAGTCGTTGGGAGCGGCGGTTGCGGTGCAAAGTAGGCGATACCTGAGCGGCCGCATAAACTCTGTGACCACCGCCTTCCGCGCCCCATTGAAGTTTTTCAGGATACTGGACTCATCGGCCACCATGCCCGCGAATTGAGTGTTATCAAACCGCTCAAGTCGCTCGTAGTTAGTGGTGACTATCCGCGCCCCGGTGGGGACCCTTCCGTCCGACACCCTCACCGCCTCAATTCCAAACTTTTCCGCTTCCCCTATCAGTTGGTAGCCCACCGCCAGGGGGGTCGCAATTAGAACGGGCTTATTCGTTTCCCTGACCACGTTCTCGGCCCACACAAGTTGCATGGGGGTCTTACCCATTCCGCAATCCGCAAAGATCGCCGCCCGCCCCCTGCGTACCGCCCAATCCACGATGTCCCGCTGAAAACCAAACAGGAACTCTGGCAGGGTGTTGGGCTCAAAGCCATCGGCCACACCAATCTGAGATTTTTGGTTAAGGAATGCCTCATACTTGCCCAAGAAAAGCCTCCACAGATTCAAAGATCGGAATACCAAGCCGGCCGGCCTTTTCGGTTTCCACATCGGCCCCGGCACTCTCACCGGGAAGTCTGACCACTGCTTCCGCAAACGGCAACCACGCCAGGTCAATTCGCATCCAATCTTCCCAGGGCCGTGGAAAGGCTAGGTCCTGGAAATGTGTCAGGAGTGGACAGAAAGGTTCGTGGCCAGCAGCAATAAGTTGGTCCATTGCCTTCATGGCGTTTCTGACATTCTCAGACCTGTCACCCTTGGTGTAGGGACCAGCAACATAGACTCTCATGTCACCCTCATTGTACGTGCGAAGCTCATGCGGCCAACTTCGCTTTGAATCGCTGGGTTGCTGTGCCGGTGTACGGCCGGTCGGTTTTCCACATCAAATGCCACCTGTCACCGCCTGGCAATCTGCGCTCCATTTCCCGCTTGATAAGCTGCTGGGTAGGGGTGAGGACACGAGGCGTGTTACAGCGGGCACAGACCCGGTTCCTGGTCAACTCCTCGACGGCCGTCGGGGTGCCGCACTCTTTGCAGGGGGCCTGGACGATGGTTGTCTTCTTCGGGACCTTCTTCCATCCGCGTTTCGCGAGGTTGTTACTCACGGCAGTCCCCGAGAGCCCGCATTCCCGGCTCCATGCTGCCCAGGTCATCAGGCCACGTTGCTCCCAGATTTCGTCATCGGTCGGAAGGCGCTCCTCGATTTCGGCCGGCGTCGATGGGTTGGCCTTGTGAGCTACAGCAAGGACACAGTCCCGTGAACAACATGACCTTTGCCGTGGGCCAAGCTCTTTCCCACAATTCCGACACTTCCGCCCTGGTGGGTAGGTTGTTGGCATCATTCCACCTCGGAGCGGAGCCGGCCAGCAGCTATCCTATGTGATCCCTTTTGGGTTTCCAGCCAATCAGCGACAGCCAGGATGGCGGCATGGGCCGCGACGTGGTGTGCTGCATCACGGTCGTCGTGCTTTACCAGCTCTACGTGCCACGCCTCACTCCATGCCGTTATCACCCCATCCACCAGCGACGATTCACACTTTTCCGCTGGTTCACTTTTTTGTGAATCCACCATGGGTTGCCGCTGTGTGTCAGTAGGGGTGGTTTTGCTGGCCGTATGAGCGCCTGATGACAAGCCACTATCCCGAACTACTGCTGGTTCTTGGTTCAGGCTGGCGAGGAAAAGGCCGATGTCTTGAATTAGAGCAAGTGACGACTCGATGGCATCCCACCTGTTGCACCCACACGTACAACTTGGCTCTGGTTGTTCGGTATCATGCAACCGTTCGTTGGCGGGTCCGTCACTGCCTACGCACATATGCGAATCGCAGTTTTGCGTACAACCACAAGCGGACGTTTTGTCCGGTTTCGTGCTAGTGGAGTCGGACGTCCCCGGAGGGGTGCCGTGGATTGGGCAGTTACGATTCTCTGCCCCAGGCCAGCACGAACACCCCCTCCGGGGCTCCGCTACGTCGGCCTCACCTCCAGTCTGTTGTTCGATGTCTTCCAGGATCGTCTCCAGTGCCGCAACCCGCGCCTCCAATGCATCCACCCGCCGCTCTAGCCGAAAGACGTTGATCTCCCGTATGGTAAGGTCTTTCGACTCGTCAATCCTGTCGCTTTCGTCGCTCATTCCGCCCTCATTTCGTCGGTTTCGGCGAGTTACCGACCGTGCAGATTCGTCAGTCTGTGTGTCATTGTGGGAGAAAAACCGTGGTTCTCTGCACGGTCGGTCATAAATGTTTCGTCCTGTAGTAGAGGTCGGTGCGCCAGTCGTGGAGTAGGTTGCAGACCGTGAACCAGAGACGATTCGGCCAAAATGCGATGTCAGTCCAGCCCAACTCCTCGGGGTAGCCCCAGCGACCGAGGGCGCACACCAGATGACCCGCCGCGAACCAGAGCCACAGGTAGACAAGCACCGCCAGCGCGTGTTCATCGAAGGTCTTCCCGACCAACAAAGCAAACCCAACGAATAGCACGGGGCCGGGTAGTACCTTGAGCACTTTCTTCATTCGCCCTCTCCCAGGATGGCGCCTGTGGGTTCGGCCTCCGGGGGGGGTGCGCTGGTGTCTTCTCCCATAGTCGTTTTCACCTGGACCGAAAATCCTTGGACCTTTCCACCCGTCACTCATGGCTCTCTGGCTCCTGGTAATAGTCGGGTCGTGGGAATCGGTCGGTGAATATCGCCTCGGAGTATACGCCCAAGTCCTCAACCTCCTCCGCATCCGGCCAAAAGCGTCCCATCTGATTTGGCCTCATGTAAGCCACCAGAATGGCCCGGCCATCGCACTCATGGCCGCTTACCCAATAGCAACAACCGACAGGTAGCGGCCACTCAATCGGCCTCGGGTCGTCGTCGTCCACGTAAAAACGTAGGCGGTGGATTAGGCTCTCACTCATGGCTCTCTGGCTCCTCCGTCTGGGTTGCGAGGCGCTTTTCCTGCCAATTGAGCAGCTTTGTGGCGAGGTGAACGTATCCATCACTGCTCGTAACTTGATCGTTGATGAAGCGCAGGCAGGTTAGGTAATTGGGCCAGGTGGTGTTGGCCTCAACCCTGTGGAAGGTGATGTCCACGCCATAGCGAGCACCGACGTGTAGGTATGCAAGATTCGACCACCACTCTATCCAACAGGTTCCTGTGGGCGTGTCAAACTCAATCGTTCGACTGAAGCCGCTGTCCCCGGCCTCTATCCAGCGTGGGTTTGTGCCAGCCACCTCCAAGACAGAAAACATCATCTCCTTGTCTTGCATCACTCCCTCCCCTCTATCCTGCCGAGTGGTTGGGAGACGTAGGTGATGCCCTCCCACTCTGGGCCGACGTGTTTGTGCGCCCGCTCCGGGCTGTCGGTCAGCTCCTTGCCTATCAGCTTCCCGCCCTTCCACCACTCCAGCCGCCAAGCCACCACCTCGGGCTGGACGGGGGTGAGGTAGACGGGGACTTGCTTGATGGTGGCGCTAGTGGGGTGCTTTCCGAACCACACCTTGGTACGCCCGGGGGACGCCTCCTTGATTCTGGCCAATGAACCTTCGTCGATCCACCCCACCGGCTCGGCGTCTGTGATGAGAGCCAGGATTTCGTCGGCTCGTTCGTAGTTGTAGTCATCGGGTTCATCGTCGTCCCAAGATGCTATCAGCGCTGCTATCCACTCTCTCATTTCTCCCTCCGTGTGTCACACCAAAGCATTAGGGCCCCGAGCCCAATCGCGAGCAGTGTAAAGCCCAACAGTGTGGCTATGATTTTCAGGACGGTCATACGTCACACTCCATGTCACGGTAAAGCATTTTGTGACGGGGTTCCGGGGAGGTAGAACCTAAGGTTTTACGGGGGTCCTTGGAGGGTAAATCTGATCCGAAGTCAGGTACCCACCCCAGGAAATCCCTAGTGTTTACAGGCGGTTCAGTAGTTAATGTCACAGAACGCCGTCGAAAAATGGGTCACTTCGCTTCCCACGCCAGGTGTCTTTCGTAGCACCGCCTGCCCCGACCCTCGCGGCACTCTTTGCAGAAATCGTGAACGAGTGTCCCGTAGGGAAAGGTGCCTCGACAGTACGAGCAGTAGTCCTCCCGAACATTCCATTTTGGAGTCTTGTCCCGGGCCTCCGTGAACGAGCCACCGAACGACATGGACCCGAAGGGCACCGTCCAGCAGATCGGGCCGTGGCAGTGCGGACAGCGGGTGCCGTCCTCCACGGCCTCCTCGCAAGCCACCCGTTTCCCGCAGTGCGGACACTTTGGTTTGTGCTGATTCATCGGTATGCCCCCAAAAACAAACCGCCCGACTCGTTGGGGTGTGACCCGGACTTCCCGAAGGAGTCTGGCCCCGTTGAATCGAGCGGTCTGTCAGTTTTCACGAAAAAACTCCTTCGGTTCCGGGTCACGAGTACATGATACTAATGTGACATTTCCTGTGTCAAGGATTTTCTTTTCGCCTCTCTTCGAGCCCCCTCAACAGCTCTTCGGCTTGGGCACGGTCGAAGTGGACATACCGGCCATCAAGCATTTCCTCCGTCGTGCCCGCCTGGAATTTCCGACCCGGTAGGGCCTGGCTATCGGTGGCGAACGCTCGTTTCAGTGAGTGGTAGCCACGCTGTTTCTTCCGAGGTACTTCCGCCCGCCTCTCGGCTTCCCGGAGGAACTTGTAGAGCGGTGTCTTCGTGATCGGCCCGTCGGCCCCCGGGAACAAGTGCTCGCTTCCATACGAACGGCAGCCTTCAATAAGGACCCGGACAGGCTCCGGTATTAAAGCCGCGCCCGCATTTCCGACCTTGTCCGTCTCGGGTGGGAAGTGAATCACATTGCCGTCGATATCGTCCCAGCGGAGTTGCCGGATACTGGACATCCGTCTACCCGTCCAGTAGGCGATATGGGCGATGGTCCCGGCCCGCAGGTCTACCTCGACCAAGGCGGGGAGGAGTCGCGTCAGCTCGTCCCGAGAATACGCCTCGCGCTTCTGGTTGAGTTTCGGGAAGCGGAGTCCTTCGAGTGGGCTCTTGTCCAACCAGCCCTCGCGGACGGCCCAGGTCAATGCCTCTTTGATGTACCGCAGGTAGTAACGTTGGGTCGTAGCACCCCAGCCCTTCTCGGCTGTACCATCGGCCACACAGCGCCTCACAAGCGCCGGGGACACGGCGGTCAACACCTTGGCCCCCCCGAGCGCCGACGTCCACCACAGGCGGTAGTGGGCCTGCTCCTGACGGTATCTGTCCGACCATTCGGACTCCCGGTCTCGGTGAAGGGCCTTGAGTAGTTCGCCGACCGTCTTCCCGCCCTCATCCCGTACATAGTTGTCGGCATACTCGCGCCAGGTCCGGCGATGTTCTGCGGCCACCTTGTCGGCCACCCGGCGGGCGAGCTTCCGGTCTTTCGCCGTCTTCGCCAGCATCGGGAAACCGAGAATGGTGCGCGTCGAAACCTGGACCCGCTTCTTGCCCAGCCAGTACTCAATCTGGAGGATACCGCCGCGCTTCCGCTCGTAGATGACGACACGGTTTACACCCCGCTGGCCCGCTGAGTAGCGAAATAGGTCTGACACAGCTCGCGGTACCCCCTACCACAGTATTCGACGACAGCCTCGATAATCGCCTCATCATGTGGTGTGACATCGTCTGTGGCAAGCACTTCCCTTGCCAGCCGTTCTTTGACCTCGCTAGAGGCGTGTTCCCAGGCGTCTATCAGGATGCGGTCGATGGCGCTCATGCGGCACGCTCCTGCGCTGCCAGTTCTTTTTCGATTTCCCGGCGCATCACTTCGATCAGCACCTCTAGGTCGAACGTGTTGATAGTGATGTCCTTGGCCCTCATCACGGGGTCAATTCGCACGAACCGCTCCAAGGGCACGTCGATCCGGTCCATGCGCTCCATAAGGTCCTTGGGAAAGTTCTCCAGAAACACCCGCTCCATCGTTTCCAGCGCAGCGGCCATACGGCGTAGGTGAGCCCTCATGCCGCCTCCAGGATATCGAGTTCTACACGAGGTTCTTTGCGGTCGATGGTTTGGTAGTCGGCGCGATAGTCGATGTTCGCTGCCTTGTCATCGACGATGTAGTCGTGGCCCCGGAGCCAGTCGAGTATCCACTTGGCCCTAGCCCTAGCATTGTCTGGGTCCATCTTGTTCCAGACGTGCCAATGGAATGTGATGACAGCAGTTTCTAGGGGCTTCTCGGGTGGTTTCTCGATCTTACCGAGTGCCAGCAGGACATTGAGCCCATCCCAATACGCCTTCTTTTTTCGGTTCTTCGCGGCCCAATGCAGACGTGCGTTCCCGAGATTGATGGGCAACGGCAGTACCAATCTCATGCTACATGCCTCCGTTCGGCTTGGTCTGCCCATCCTTCGAACTCAGTGAGATCATCCCGTATCTGGGCTGTTGTATTCCAGACTACGGGCTCGTCACACTCCATTAGCCCTTCGATGACGGCATTCCGCTTCGCCTCGCGTCGCCGGAAAATGCAGCCCTCGACAATGCCAATGAGGGTGACAGCGAGACAGCCCAGCAACAGCTTGAGTGCGGTACTCATTCCTCACCTCCAAACTGACAATGGACCGTCAACATACGACCACCATCTGCCGCAGGAAGGTCTGCCCTTACATAGCAGACGCGCTCTGTCGGTACTGGACACTCGGTTTCGGGTGCAGACAGTCGGCCCATCGCATAGACGGCGGCAACAACGAAGCACGCTACCAAAAGCATGGCCACCTTTTCGACGTCGATCATCGGGTCCCTCCTTTCGTAAAGCGGGTGCCGGACTCGAACCGGCACGCTGCCTGCCCGCTAGTCTGTGGCGTCCATAGTTTGCGCGAACCGTTTCCAAATGCCGTAGCCGGAGCCGTAGCCGAAGCCGGAGCCGGAGCCGTAGCCGTAGCCGTCGCCGGAGCCGTCGCCGTAGCCGAAGCCGGAGCCGTAGCCGTCGCCGGAGCCGGAGCCGTAGCCGGAGCCGGAGAGCCACCGCAAAGGGAGGTGGCCAAAAAATCGGACATTCAAACCGGCAGCCCGCACGGCCTCGGCCCAGGCTACGTCAAACTCCTCCCCAAGGACGATGCCCTGGGCCTCAGCCCACCCCAGGTCCCCCGAGGTGAGCGTCCGGAGGGCACGACCAACCAGGTCGGGGCCAACGTTGTCACAGGCCCCGGCCAGAACGGCCCGGCCGACCTGTTCTCTCGTCAGCTCCACGGGGCTTCCTCCCACTTCCGGGCCGCCGTCTCGGAGGCCGGGAATACCGCGGTGACCCCATACAGACGGGTCTCGCCGGAAACCTTCGCAGTGATCCTGCATGAGGCGTCGGGGCCCTTCGAGGCGAGGCCGAGAACCCCGCGCATCCCCTTGGACCAGTAGACGCACATCCGGATGCCTGAGACAGCGAGGGAATCTCCCTCGCCCAGAGTCTCGGGGACCCCGTTCTTGAGGTGTCCGAAGAACACGCCGCGATGCTTGGTGGTAATCACTGCTGGAATCATGTCTGTTTCCCTCCGTTGTTAGTTGGTCCCTCTAGTTGATTGGCTAGTGGGCTGGCCGGGCACCTACCATCCCATCCCGGCTACTCCTGGTAGACAGTGACCAGGCTGTTGCCTAAGCACGGCGCTGTCACTCGGGGTTTCATACACTCGCCGCAGCCCACTAGCCTCATGCTGCTTCATCCCTGTAGATCAAGCTTTTCCATACCCGGAGCGGTCTGCCATGAGAGCCGACCGGGATATGATGACCGGTCCCAAAGATTAGACCACGTTTCTGGGCCACACGCATGACCGGCCCAATTGCACGGCGTTCGGTTGGATCGTCCTGGAGTCCGGCCCACACGTCATTCGTGGTGAGTTCCGGTCGGCGAAGGGCAACCGTCTCAACCACCTTGACGGCCACCTCGATCCAGTCCTCGTGCCGCTCCTCCATTGAGCTGGAGTCCCATAGGTCAGGCTGCATCGGAACCCTCCAGGAAGTCCGTTTCTGCCCTTACGTAGTCGCGCCATCTGCGTTCGACTTCTGCCGCCTCTTCCCGGAGATCCAGGCCGAACCGCTTCTCGAAGGTTTTCCGCCCGCAGTTCGGGCCATGAATCATGCCATGATGAACAAAGCAGAGCGGTACGATGGTCGAGTAATGCGCCTTCATGCCCATGCCCCCGGCGCGGGTGTGGTGGTTCTCACACGGCCAGCCCTCACAGCCGGGGACGATGCAAGTCCAGTTCTGGACCCACTTCACCCGCTCTTCCGAGTGGTATTCGTAGGCGAACTTCCGGGGGTCCTTGGCCATTAGAAGGGCAAGTCCTCGCCGGGGTCTTGTGTCGGCTCGGGTCCACTCTCCGCTGTCACGCGCCCGTCACCACCCAGCATGATGAGTTCGTTGACCACGATATCCACCCAATACCTTGTGCCCCCGAAATCGTCCTGGGTGGTTGAGTACTCAATCCGACCCTCCACATAGAGCCTGTCGCCCTTGTGTATCCACTGCTCCGCGATGTCGGCCAGCCGACCGAAAAAGGTCAGCCGGTGCCACGCCGTCTTCTCTTGGTCATTCCCGGCCCGGTCCTGGTACGTGCGACTCGTGGCCAGTGAGAACTTCGCCACCTTCGAGCCGCTTGGTGTCATACGAATTTCAGGGTCCCCGCCCGCGTTCCCAATGAGGAACACCTTGTTCAGTGAACGCATTCGGCAGCCTCCATTTCTGCGATGATTTCGGGACTCCACGGGCGGAGGACCCGGTGTTCGGCAAGCCGCTCTTTGTCGGCCTGTAGTTGTTCGATGAACGCATCAAGGACGGGGACTAGGGCAGCGAGGTATTCCTCGTCCCGCTCGATGCGGTGGATGACCTTCGGCAGGTCGGGGTGGTAGGAAAGGATATCGGCCCACTTCCGGCCCGTCAGGTACATGTAACCCTGCACCTGGCCGATGTAGTCCGGGTCCTCTCCGAGCATGTAGCGAACATGCTGGGCGGGGCCGGGACACTTGATCTCCAGAATGCCGTCGTCCCCAACCAACCCATCGGGAGATCCACCCACCATCCCATCTGCCCGGACGATGAAGCCTACCTGCTCAACCTCCACATCCCGCTCAAAGACGTAGTACCTGCGAGCCTCCGCCTCCAACTCTGTGCCCCGGTCCATGTAGGCCGTTGTACCCCAGTCCAGCGGTTGGCCCATCAACCACTCGGCCAGAATCTCAGCGCGGTACGTCGCTCGGGAGGCGGAGGGCTTTCGCGACTTCGGTGTGATGATGCGGTCGAACTGGCTGGCTGTTGGGATGCCCAACCGAGCATCGAGCCATTCGAGTGAGCCCTGTTCCACGTTCAGGATCTTCATTTGCGCTTCTTCTCCAGGGCTTGGACCGCCCGGGGGAGATCGCGTTTCGTGATGGCGGGGAGGTGTGCCACACCCAACCACTCACAGAACTTCACCTCATCGGCCCCGACCTCGGAGATCAGCGCCTCCAGATTGGCCAGGTCTTCTTCATCAACCAACTCGCCGGTCCCACCGCCGTCCGTATCTTCGTCAGCGGTTGTGATTCCGAGGGCAGCGATCAGCGAGTAGCGCATCCCGTAGGTCTGGGCAATCGCATACTTCTGTTGTGGCGACGCCCCGGCCTTGGAATCGAACGGCAGGGACACCGTGGCAGACTCAGAGTGGCCGTCTACGTGGAGGACTTTGCAGGTGACATGCATCAGGTCGCCCTCAACGCGAGTGTCCCATGTCCAGATGAGGCCGTGCGCCTCCGCTACGGGGCGAGCCACCCGGTCGATTTCCTCCAGGGGTGCATACTTGACGGGTTTCTTCACGCCACCCCTGGTTGTCTGGAACTGCGTGTTCTCCCGCGTCTTCTTGATTGGCGGACACTCGGCCCGGAATGCAGACAACGCGGACACGTAGGCCATTCTCGCGTCCCTATCCGTCACGCGCTCCTGGAGGGCAACCAGCCGCTCCAACACCTCGACGGAGTGTCCCTTCTCCAGCGCCAACTTTACCAGGCCAGAAGCCTCTTCCTGGCCGTTCGTCTTTACCACCTCGGTACTCATCCCGCCCTCCTCATGCCGCAAATGTCACCGGCAAATGCCACCATGTCGAAATTGCGTTCGCCGATCCGCGCCTCGGCTTCCGCGTCCTCGGCCCTTCCGTCCAGTTCGGCCATGGTCATGAGCCTCGTTCCGTGAAACGGACAGAACCGCCAGCCACAACCCGGGTCAAATCCAATCGGCGCACCATCCCACTCGTCCGAGCAGTCACAGTCCGGGCAGTAGGACGGTTCATCGAAATAGTCATCAGCTTCCATTGCTCATCAGCTCCTCGAATTCGGCCCGGATCTCGGCTTCCCTTTGACCGTTCCGGGGCACGCGCATTTCTTCACAAACCAGCGCGACATAGACCCTGAGTACCATGTCAGGTGCATGGGGCACGAGTTTCAGGGTGTCCAAAAAGTCGCGCCTACGGGCCTCGGGTATCATTTCAACCCGCCCTCACGGATGGCTGTGTAGAGAGCTGTGGCCGTCGCTTCATAGTAGGCTGCCAAGGCCGGGGCCGTCGCTTCCAGGTAGGCTGCCCAGGCCGGGGCCGTCGCTTCCAGGTAGGCTGCCCAGGCCGGGGCCGTCAGGAACCTTCTAGCGAACCAATCCAAGTCAAGCCCCAGGCGGGCAGCCTTTTTGATGGTGCGCAGAAGTGGACGGGCACCGTTAGGCCAGTGCTTGCGGAAGACCGCCACCTGATCCGAACATGCCCCACTTGCCTCCAACATCTCTGCTGTGATTTTCATCGCTACCAAACCCGGTCGTACAATTCTTTGGCATCCCGGATCTTCACGTTCTTCCCGGTGACGGCCATCATGTGCTGGCGGAGGACTCGCACCTCTCGGAGTTCCTGCGTCATGGAGTACCCACCCGAGTTCGCCAGCTTCACGCCGCGGGCGACTTCGTGTATCAGGTTGATAAGCGTTTTCTCTTGCGCCTCGTTCATTTTCCCTCCATCAGATCGTTGACCGTTTGGTGGTGGTCCCGGACGAGTTGCCGGATTTCTGCCAGCGATTGGGCTGCTGATTCGTGCAGGACCAGGCCGAGAAGCCCCCTCAACGCCTGATCGAAGGTTCCGGCGTGTTTCGGGTCGGGTATGCCCTCGACGTCCCTCTCAAGGCGCTTGTCCAAAGACATTTTCGGTTTGCCATAGACCCGACCACCGCCGGTATCAGCCTTGATGACGAAACCACCAATCGGGATGCGCGTGGTCATCGTGCCACCTCAACAGCAATCATCCCCAGAGCACAGAGTAGGGCCACAATCAACCCAACACGTATGCCCCATAGCGTGAATTGGGATTCGCTCATGCCGCTTTCCCCTGACTCATGGCCCTCAGGCAACCAGGGCACGTTACGGGTCGGTCGGTTTCTTCGGGTTTACCAGCAAAACGCCAGTCCCGGTCACAAAGCGTCCATGCCATCGGATCTCCCCTGTGTGTAAGGACCGCTGGGATGATGTCTCCCCGGTGTACCTCGGTTCCCTGGCCGATTCGGAAGTTCTTCATTGGGCTAGCCACGCCTCTGTGCGGCCCCTGATCTCGTCTAGGTCCACCTCGCACCTGGCGTACTCCAACAGACGGACACACGGCCATTTGCGTTCGGCGGAATAGGCGGCGGAATAGGCGGCGGAATAGGCGGCGGAACGGGCGGCGGAATAGGCGTCGTCGTCAACTAACCCAAACGCATAGGCCCGTGACACCCAAACCGCTTTTACGCTCCGGGGGTCGGGGTTGGCCACAGCCTCAAGTGCCCGTTCTGCACAGTCACAGGCAAAGAGACGGGCCGTCTGTTCGTTCCAACCGTCAAGGTGTTTGGTCAACCGCGCCTGACGAACAACCACCTTTTCTTGATTCTCAACGAGCCTGCCCTTGTGCTCGACCTCGTAGAGGTCTTGGGCAATCCAAACAGGCAGGTCTTCCTCGCGGCACAGGTGGATGCCATTACGACATGGCACCAACTCGCCCTTGACCTTCCACCACTTGCCGGGCTTGCCGTTCTTGGGTAGGCCCCACTCGCCAGAACCACCGTGGGCCGGTTTGTTCCCGGTGTTCAGCCACTTATAGAGTTTCATCGAATGCTCCTCGCGACGTACCAGAGCACGGCCCTCCAGAAAATCTCCCGTGCCCTACACGTACTTGAGTCATATAGACGGAGTGCTTCGGTTAGGGGGGTCATGTTCCCTCCGTGAGCCACTTGCGGAACTTCGCTTGCGCCCGCTTGGGGGCTTGCCGATAGAGGTTCTGAAGCTGCCAGACGAATCGGTCGCTCTTGTTGTCCGGAACTTCGCCGGATGGGGCCGGGGGCTCGGGGGGCTCACCGTCGATCAACTTGAGGATGCGCGTCTGGCGCACCTGTGACCGATGCTCGGCCCTTAGGATGTGCGGCCACACCTCGTCCCAATGGCGGGCAATCTTCCGGTAGCGCACAGCGGTCCTGGGGTGAACGTCAACCTGTGCATGCTCGCACAAGTCGGTTCGCTCCCCCTGCGTTACGTCTGGCCCCAGCAACACGCCCCTGCGGTACTCCACGATGCGAAGCGCCTTCTCGAACTCCACTACATCGCCGTCGAAGGATTCGATGTAGGAGGCCATGCCCATTAGCTGCGCCTCGGCCTCATCCAACTCATCCCAGGTAGCGGCCTCTATCAGGGGTGCGGCCACATCTGCAGCCCAACCCTTCGGGACCGGCTGTTGACGGGGGTCGGGGACGATGAGCGCGTTCATGCGACCAGCAACTCTGGAACGGTCTTCACGGAGTCGGTCGAGAACGTCCGGCGCTTCGCCTGTTTGGCGTTCCACGCCCTAACCACATCCGCCGCCACCTTGGTCGGCCTCATGTCCTTGCCGTTCACCAGAAGGTGGTCGCGAAGCTTCTTCTCAATGGAGCGGGGACCGAGGTTGGCCCCGGTAGCCACGGCCTCAAAGAACTCGGTGGCCCGGCCATTGGTCATCTGGTGGGCCACCACATACAGGGCGGCGATGGTGGATTGCTTCGGGAGGTGATTGGCGCTCAACATCTTGTACAGGCGCACACCCTCTTGGACGTCATCGGGACCGACCTCCAGGTAGTATCTGTACGTCTCTTCTGGGGTTTTGATGGTCGGGAAACCCGAAGAGCTTCCGCGATAGCCGTTGCTGTGGTAGACGTTGATCTGGCGGGTGATGGCGGCAGCCTGGGTATAGTTGGCGACTCCCTCCATCGAGAAGATGTCGCCGGGCGACCGCTTCTTTCCCCCGTCGTACTTGGGGAAGAGGGCCGGGTCTTCTCCGAACTTCACATACATCGGAATCGAAACACCAGACTCGACGATGGCGTGCAGCCTGTGCTGACCCTGTTGGCACAGCCCGTTCCAGTCAAAGGTGATGGCCTCAGGGAGCAGTGCCCACAGACCGTTACTCATCCTTCTGGCCAACTCACGAACCCATGACGGCGACAATGGACGCTGAAGCCTCTGTCCCTCACCGTCTTCGCCCTCTGTGTTGTAGGTGAGGGCCGCAAGGGCCATCTCGGGCGTCATGAGGACCAACTTGAAGTGGGCTGGGGCCTTCTTGATCCAACCGAGAAACGTGTTCGCTGATACTTCCTGCACTTTCATTTGAAAACCCCCTCTTCGGTAAGACCGCGTGCTTCCATCTCGTCACAGACAGCCGCGAGTTCTTCGTCAATCGCGGCGTCTCTTCGTTTCATGTGGGCCCGGTCGCCCCAGGAAACCCCGCGCCTCATGTCAATGCAGTTATCCTCACCCTCCATGGTCTTTTCGAGTTCACGCAATTCGTGGAAGCGGGCGATGAGTTCGGCGTCGGAGAGCACTCGGATCTCCTCCTGTTTGGCTACCGACTTCAGGTGGGCAATTGCGTAATAGTTCTGGGGTGAGATTCTGAAATGCCTATCGTATTGGTCCTGCGGGCTGCCGAACCCATCGCACTTCCACTGGCGGACCCTTCGCTCCGAAACACCCATGAGCTTCGCCGTTTGGGGCGTGTCCGCCATCTTGTGGACCCTCGCGGCAGAACGGGCATATGAACCGCGCCTCCGAGGGTCATTTCCGGTTTCACCTTTTTCGGTAGTGACGCCCATGTGTTGCCTCCTTATTCATTCCCGCATGGACAGAGCGAGAGCCCCACCATGCAGCACGTCTCCCGAATCATCCCCGACGTCCTACGCAGCCTGATTGAGGATGGCGCGGACCCTCAGCGCCTCGGCCAACACGTCCTCCAGCGAGTTCTGCCGGAGAAGCGTGCTCCGGTCGGTTCCCCGGACAGCAACCAGGAAATCGACCTCGGCCAACTCAGAGGGCGTGCAGGTGATTGTCACCCGCTCTGACCTCGACTCTTGCGTCTTTGGTGTCTCAGTGGTCATTTGGTACCGTCGTATACTTGGTGGACAGTGGGACATCTGACACTTACGTAAGGAAGTATACGGTCCCGTCAGATCTAACGCAAGGGTTTTATTTTGACGACGTTCACGGAGCGGTTCGCGAAGGTGGTTGAAGCCAAAGGACCGGAGAAACAGGTCGTGGCAGAACTACTTGGAGTGGACCCGAATCAGATTAGCCAGTGGTTGGGGGGAAGGAAGCCCAGCCTCGAACACTTGAGCAACATGAGCAAGAAGCTCAACGTCTCCGGGCACTGGCTCCTGACCGGCGAGGGCACAATGGATGACACGCCCGAGGAGGCACAGAAGAAACTCGGGGAACTCGAACGGAAACTAGCTGAGGCTCAGGACATCATTTCTAGGCCATCAGACGCAGAGCCTGGTTCCGTGGATGTCCTCCGGCGCGCTGGATTGCTTCCCTCAGATAAAGAGCCGGACTCGGAGGACGAGAGTACACAAACCGAAGATGATGATGATGACCCAGAAGCCGAGCCATCTGGTAGCGATCCAGTTCCGGCCCGAGGATGAAGTCCTCACCATTCAGCCAAACCGTATGGATGACCATTCTCTCTTCGGTGCGATGGCGATGAAAGACGAAATGGCTACCCCGAGGAATGTCGAGCTCCGGGAAATCCTCGGTAGCCTCCCAGACCGCGATCCAATTTCGCACAACACCTCCTTTTGATGCCCCTGGGGAGGGCTCGAACAATCTACACACGTAACCCGCAAGGGGTCCACGGGAAACATCTGATATGACTAGAGAGTGGGTTATCGCAGTTGCCGCTATTATTGTTTTGCCAATCGCCTTTGGGGCACTACTGGCCTATTTCCGGGCAAACGCCGAACGGAGAAAAGACGAGTGAGATGGCTAGTGTTGGTGGCGTGTCTGTGGGCGTGCTCCGACTCGACGGGCCCGAAGTGTACAGAGCGTACGGAAACCATCGAGGTCGAGTGGGGAAGTCTGATGGAGGACGTCCAGGAACAGCTTGTCGAGGTCTTCCGCGCCGAGGGTTGGACGTGCCGTTCCCAGCCGCTACGCAATGCCTTTGGTACGCAGATAGGACTCGTCTACACCTGTACGATTTGTGACTAGGCCACAAACTGATAGGCGCTGATCTTTTGGACCTGGCCGTCCATACGGGGACGGGCAGCGCGGGTCGGCTTCATTTTGCCCTGGCCTATCAGCAGTTTGATTCGCTTGCGGGCCAGTTCGACGGAGCAGCCCATCAGTTCGGCGATCTCGTTGGCTGTGTAGGCGTCGTCGGGGCCGGGATCGCCGAGTGCGGTCCTCAACTCTTCGAGTAGTTCGGCCTCGGTTATTTTGCCGTCCATACTTTCCCCCGCGAAGGCTTGTGGATGTCTTTGTGGACCTCGTAGTTGTCACCGTCCACGACGATGGCGATACCACCGATATCTGCCAGGCTTTCGGGCACCCTCTTGTGGACGTAGGACGTCGCGAGCTGGTAGGCCGGGGTCTGTATCACCCGGCAACGTTGGGCGTCGTAGGAATCAGAGTGGCGGTGGTAGTGGCTACGGATGGCGAGGTCGGGTATGCGCTCATCGCCCTTGACGCGCTCCATCACGATTTGGGCGGCGAGCAGGTTGGTCGCGTTCCAGTGAGTCCACGGCCTGAGCCCCGTCCGACCGTGGTGGGTGAAGTCCAAGAACACGCCCTCGCACTCCATCATCAGGTGCCACCAAGAGAAGCGGCGTTCGTCCTCTGGCTCGACCGGCCAGTCATCAGATAGCGCCTTGGCTATGCCCTCTTCCTGGGCCGCGCCCTTGCCGACATGCGATTCCGTGCCCCTAATCAAGAAGATGCGCTCTAACCCAAGATCAAGCGGTGTGTCCAGGACGTCACGAACGACCTCGCGTTCCATCGCGTTAGTGATGGCCGACGTCTGGTATGTTCCGTGATGGAGGGGGCCGTCGGTTAGGTCTCCGTTGTTGACCCACCACGCTTCTGCGCTGTGCTTGCCCTTCAGTCCGTCCACCATGTCCCAAAAACTCAACCAACAGTCCCAAAGCCAGCCCTGACCCTTTGAGGGTCCCAACCACTGGCCATCATCATGGTAGACGCCCTTGGGTGACATGAGCCCCACACTACTACCACAGTGCGTATCGGATGTTACTGCGATGACTTTCGACATTTAGCCCCCACAGAATGAGAAAAGCAGAGCGCAGAGGGCCGACAGCATGACAGCGATACTGATGAGCTTGCGTCTAGAGACGCGCCGTGGTGTTAGACCCTCAACGCTCATACCGTGACCAACACCCAAACGGCCAACAGAACCACCAGTACGACAATCTGGGCACGGCGGCAGGTGTTCATGCGGTGTTTCCGTTGTTCCAGCGTTCGACGAGCTTCATACCGAACCATCCAGACACAAGGGCCGGCGCGACGACGACGAACGTGTTTTTGTCCTTGAACCAGTCGAGGGCCGCTGCCAGTGTGGCGAGGTAGAGAACAATCCAGAACGACCGCGACAAGAACTTGTTCATAGCCAATTCATCGGTGGCTTGCCCAGCATGACCGGGACAAGGCGGAAACCGAAGTGGACAAGGAGCCACAACAGAAACAACAGGATGGGTACACCAACCCACGGAGCACGCTGGACGACGGCAACGGTGTTTTCCGTCAGGCTCCAGTGCTTGCCTGCGCCAACGGCGTACATCTCAACCACGAGCAAGAGTATGAGGATGAGCATGTAGGTGCTGAACCAACCGACGTGCAACTTGTACATCATCGCACCATCGCTTTCGCCCACATCTCCGTAACTACAAAGTGCTGCCGAAGGGCATCGCCCGAGAGCATGGCTTCGAGTTTCCTCGCCTCATTGGCAAGGGGCAGCATATCTGGCTTTGAGTAGGCGGGTGTGATGTAGACGGTATCGACCTCGGTGACGGGCGGCAGTGTGACCACCTCAAGGACGGGCGGCTTGGCCAGGGCTACATCACGTTCGACCGTAAGCCTGTCACACTCGCGAGAGAACATCATGGCTACGGCCGTCACGATGAGTATGACCAGGAGGTAGAGTGTGTCCTTCATCGGATTATCCTTCCTCCGAGGTAACCTAGTCCTACGTAGACCCCGGCCTCGACCAACTCACGGAACCAGCCGAAACGGGGCTCACGGAAGATCAGGTCGGGGTGCGTTCGGACGCTCCATCCTGGATAACTGTGGAAACGCAATTCTTGCAGACCCCCCACGGATGTGGGACCGAAAAGCGTGATGTTATCCCTTTGGAAAAACCACCCAGGATCGTGTACGACCGACCGCAGCAGATACACGGTATCCGCCGGAGCCCACACCGTGTCTCCCCGAACCACCTCAACCACCGTATCGGGACGGCAGAAATCTTCGACAACATCTGTCGCGCCGGATGGCTGTGTGATAGCCACTTCGGGTTCCCGGTCACGATATACAATGCGATCCACAAACGTTCGTATCGTGTCGGGCTCTCCGTAGATGGTGTCAACGCGGAACTCCGTATAGGTGATGGGCTCGCGGTCCGGCAGTAGCACATAGAGTGCTCCCGACCCGACAACCAGCCCCGCAACGAGAATCAGTATCTCTTTCACCGCGTCCTCCTATGCCACGGGCTTTAGGCCCGGATGTTCGGACGGGCGCACGAACCGTCGGAGGTCGTGGACCTGTCCACAAAACGCGCAAATGTGATAGGGGTCATTCGGGTCTACGGCTTCGGTTAGCATGTAGGCCGTCCCACATGCTGGACAGTGGAAGTGGTTCCCATAGACCAACTCGGGACGAACAGGTTCCGGGTTCCGAATAATCATCGGAACGCTTAGTACTGAACCATCGTCTGCATCTTCACGCTGCGTTTGCCATCGTCTCATCTCGGAGTCTCCTAACACCCAGGAGCCTCGACCTACTGAATGGGCGAACACTCACGGTATCGCCCTGATTGCCACCAAGGAGGAAGACGCTATCGGCGTCGTGGCCCGAGTAGAAGCCAACGTGCCCCGATTCCGGGTTCGGTGGGCGATCCAAAATCACCACATCGAAGCCGGGCCTCGCGTCATCCAACTCGACAGCGGCCCCCACGTCCAACCAGCTCCGAGCATTCAACCGCTTGCTCCTGGGCAGTCGCAGGAGCCAGCAGACGTAGTTCGCAAAAGCACTGCACCACGGCACCTCGTCATGTTGTGGCCACGGATCATCAAGCTTGAGCATGGCCAGGATTTGGGGATTATCCCCCGACCCCGGCACCTCAGGAATGCCGATAAACCGTTGTGCCAATACGTGGGCCGTGATTTTCATTGTTCCCCCAACCCGCCCACGCCCGGGCGGAGGCAACCCGGCAAAGACTCAGAGAGTACGTGGGCGGGGGTGTTCATTGGCCACCATTGATAAAGAGGCATTCGGCCGGGTCGGTGTTTCTTATCTCATGCTCGGCCCAGCATTCGAGCATATCGACGGCCGGTTGCATCTCATCCAGCCGCTGTGTGTTTTCCTTGACCTGGGCGGGAAGGCCGATCCACGCACCGAGCGCCATACCCAAAAGGACAGCCGCCCCCAGGGCCGTGATAGCTTTGGCTAGCGGGTCCATCTTTTTCCACCAGGTCATCGGATCATCTCACAATTGGGGGTAACTCAGACGGGTAATCGAGGGTGGTGGTCGCACTTCCAGCCTGACCCCACGCCGTGAAAACAAGGCGGGCTGGGACCCCCTTCGGGATGTACCAGCGGTGTCCAGCACGTACACCCGGTTCGGCCACACCCTCCCCAATGAGGGTGCCGTTCATTTTCAGCTCCCAGTACGTCCAATCGGGGGGCGTTTGGGTGGCGTGCGCCTGGAAAGCAAAGTCCGTTGACGGGTCGTAGGAGTACCGCTCCTCGGGCACGCCCTGGAACCACACGTCGAGAGAAGCGGGATCGGTCGGCGATGAACATCCGAGGACCAAAAAGAGGGCGAGCCAGCGCATCAGAAGGCCGTCCTCATCTGGGCGAGTGTGCGTGTGCCGTGTGCGATTTTCAGTGCCCGGAAATCGGCATTCGTTCGGAGGGAACCATTCACGTTGCCGAGGTGCAGATAGTCTCCCGCCCACGCCGACTGGAGTGCATTCGCGGTCCCGGCACTATCCGTTTGTGCCGCACCTCCATTGATGGAAACTTCGAGGGAGACGCCACCATCGGCCTCAAGGACGGCTAGGATCTCTACACCATCCCCTACACTCGGCTCGGGCGACAGGCTGATAGAAACGAATCGGGTCGCCGACCCGTTATTGTGCGCCGCCGAATAGGAACCCGACCCATTGTCGATACGGAAGTACGGGGCCGTCGAATACGTGGTCTCGTGACCGATCTGAAGAAATGGCCCACCACTAGCCGCCGTGAGTGCCGAACAAACAAAAGTCAGATAGACGGTCATCTCACACGGCAGAATATTCATTTCCCACTTGAGCTTTTCGACCCCGGCGGTTGTCATCCTCAGGGTTGTTACTTCAAGGCCATCGTCCCAGTGCCAGGTCGGCTGGTGGTCAACAGCACTGTAGGATGTGCCGACCGAATCATCACATGCCGTGGTCGCACCCGTCTTCGCATACGTCGCTGTCTGGTCGGTTAGTGGATCGAGACTCAAATCAGCAGCCCGCCAATGAAAGATCAGTCCTGACAGTTTCGTTGTGATGACTTCTGAGATTGCTACCGGAAGGCTCATCAGACACTCCAATTCCGGTGGTAGGCTATTGTCCCCTCATTCGTTGATACTTCAAGGGTCGGCCACGCGCCCCAACTCGGGCTTCCGTGGGATGGATCGAGGGTGAAGAACTGGCCAGAAGTTCGTATCGAGTCATCACGGGTCCGTGTGCCAGCAATCGACTTCGTGATAGTGCGCTTATCCAAATCGACCTCAAGGAAATCATCAGAAGTCAGTGCAATCGTGAAGCCCATTGTTTCCTTGGACTCCCCACTTGAAGCACGATAGGTCAGTGTTGGGTTTGTGGCCGCACCCATGATAGTGACCACACCACCGGAGGGCAGATCGCCAAGCGGAACCTCGGTCCTTGAGGTATCGAAACTGATGATCTGGCCATAGCGGTCGAAGCGATACGGGCGAGGGGTCAAGAAGCTCAGATTGACAATCAGGCCAGGCTCGACAAACGAGTTGGCCGACGATTCAGGGACCGCCGAAACATTCGTACAGATGGCCTCAAGGACCTTGTCGGGTTGGTCGGCAAAGCGGAGTTCAAGAAGTCCCTTCATCCGCCAAACGACTTCATTGATCTTGGATTCCCGATCGGTGAGCGATGTTGGCTTGAGTCGCGCCGACACGGAAAGTGACCCCGCCCCCACGGTGAAAGCCGGACTCGGCACACCACCAATCGAGCCGGGTAGCGGTAGGGTCGGAACACTGAAACCCGGCCCCGTCATCCAACCCGGATGCCCCGTGACATGGAGATCCATGTCAGTCAACGGCATATCATTAACGTACAGCACCTCGGATTCAGCCATGCTCAGTACTCGGTTGGAGTCACCACACCACCCGTGGAATTGGCCGGTGCGACAGAGCGCCATGCGCCATCTTCGCGCACGGCCGGCCTGACCTCTGGCCCCGTCAACTCAGTCGTCTGGTCGGACTCTGGCCGCCGGATCGTATAGCGTGGGTTCATCAACTTTTTGGAGGCCAGGCGCACCGTCTTCTCAAGTACAACCTGGGTGTTCAGCGGGTCGGCAAAGTCGTAAGAAATGGCGATGATCCGCGCATCGACATCAATGCCAAGATCAGAATCCTCAATGGGGACTGTCGCCCCCAACACAAGTCTTTCGTCGGACGCATCAAAGCCGGGAACCTTCGTCAGGTCACGTAGCGATATCTGATACGAAACCTCTGGAGACGAGACCACGGAAAGGCGGCTGTTCGCATCCTGCCAAAGCGTGTTGGCCAGCGAACCGGGTGTGATGGGTGGCTCGGTCTCAGGGCCCAGCCACACAGACACATAGCGGAGAGCCTGGAGGTACTCGGCCATCGTCCAAAGGATCTGTTTGGTTGACCCGCCAATTGACGCACGGAACGGATAAACCTTACAGACCAGCTCCTTGTCTTCGGCAATCGTTATCGAACCACTGATATCGTGATGAGATTCCGCGTAGGCACTCGTGGTAATGTCGGAGTCTGATGCGTAGAACGTGTCCGTGTCATAGGCACCCGCAGAACCGAGTTCCCTGGAGTCGAGTTCAATGCGGGCCATCTCGGTTGTTGACGAACTCTGGGCATAGGTCTTCCCGTCGTTCCACAAGGTGAAACCGGCCCCCACGTACACACTCGCCTTGCCCGGCACATACCGGACAGCGATTCCAGGGAAACTCAGGTATTGGCTGTCAAACGGATCGTGGGCAACCAGGACATAATCACCCACACTCACGGCCCACGTATTGGGATCGCCCGGATAGGTCAGCCACGCGGCACTCCCATCACTCGCAGCATTGCCCAGTGTCGAGTTCTCGAAATGCACCCGGGCAGCACCCGAGCCGTCTGTCACAAAGCCACAGGCACCCGTCTTAACGCGGTCTGTAGCCGTATTGTCGGTGAAGTTGACCCTGAACCCGGGCGGGAAGTATGTCGATGCGGACAGGCCCGTTATGTCGATGTAGCGGACCGAGGTTGTGAGGTGGTCGCCATCTACCGTACCCACCAAATCGGAGGGCCAACCATCAGCGGCACTGAGTGGATAGCCAAGGGCATATTTGTCGGCAGCTTGGCCCGTATCGAGAGAGCCGAGCGAGCAGAGGTCCGACCCACCAAGCGTCGGCCATCCATCAACATCACCCGATATGTCGATGCCCGTGACCAATAACAACAGCTCGCCGTCCGATGCCGTGATGGCTGAGTCAATGGTTACTGTTGCATCGCCCGAACCATCGGCAGTGTCACCAGACGAAACCGCGAAATCCCAATCGGCGGCAGAGGCATTATTGAAATAGCCCGATGAGGTTTGGTGAATCAGTGCATCAGTGCCAACGACGAGGCCAACAGGTAGGTCCTTCAGGTTCAGCGTCGTGGTTGAAGAATGGACACCATCAACCGTCGCTGCGACTAGCCTGGTTGTGACATCGCCCCAGCCTGTCAACTGGGAGAGTGTGCCACCAGGAGCATAGTTCCGTGATGTGGGCTGGTCGGGCCGATCGAAGATACCGACCCTACGACTGTAGGCCGTGATGGCCGACGGAGATGGGAGTTCGGAGAGTAACGATCCACTGGAATCGCGAACGACTCTGACCAAGTCACCAACCGCAAAGTCTGATGGCGTCGAGGCCATGGTACAAATCTGTGTAGACTCAACGGAATCACTAATCTCTAGCCGTGTTGTTTCTGTCGCAGATTCGAGATAGTAGCCATTCAACTGGTCATCTTCGCCTATTGGCCCATCGCCACCAAGCGGATCGGCAAGGGTCAGATCATCGCCGCTCTTCGCCGTTATCTCCCAGGCATTGTCGCCGATATCACCAAATTCGAGGGCACCCGAAGGCACCCGCCCGCGTGGTACGATGACCGACGCAAGGCCAGTCGTAGATACCGCCTTCTTGACGGTCAGAAGGTTGCGCCCAAACTCAACGGGCGCTGTCGTTGTGCCCGACCCTGTTTCGGCAATATCAATGCGGTAGTCTGTCGAACCGTTCCTACGCAGCCTGAGTTCGTAGTCGGGGAACTTGGCCGTCAGGTCCCTGAGTAGTTCGAGTGCCGTATAGCCATCCCACGCGAGTTCGACCCAGTCCGTAGGTGTCACGGTTCCGCGAACAATCCAGGATGGACAGTTCGTGTTGCCTATGACGTAGGTGTCAATAATTTGGTGCGCCGTCAGCCGGATTGCCCCAAGATTCCGGCGCATTGTACCGCCAGAAGGCTGATATTCGACCAGGAAGTTTTTCAGGTCCCAAAGGAGCGGGTCACCAACAATAGAAAGAAAGGCATGGCCGTTATCGGCCCTGACCTCATTGATACCCGAAACCCGCCACTCCCAGACATCATCTGTGTCCGAATCCTCAATGCGGATAATGGTGTCAATGGCTAGGTCATCGTACCACGCCCAATCGTTGCCCTCAGAATCGAAGCGGGTTGCTGTCAATTCAAGGGTTTCATCGGCAGCCAATGATGTTTTTTGGAGCCCCGCGACCACACCAACAATTACCGATTGGCGAGTGCCAGAATCACATTCCGGCGCATCCCAAATCTCGAAATGGTACGCCATCAGACGAACACCCTGCCCGCAGCGATCTCTTGTTTGACCACCGCACCACCAAGTCCAGCATCCAGACCACCACCCGTATTCCTGACAATGGCGCGGTTACTCCCGGCGATATCCTGAAGCACGGCAAGCGAAGACAGCAGAATCGCATTCATCTGCATCCCGGCTGTTTCAGATAGGCCCGCCGCTGTCGAGTGGTGAACTGTTGAGCCTGTAGGTGTTGTGACATTCGGTGCTGCGGCCGACCGTGGTTCGTCGGGCGGATACAGCAGGTCCCAGAGGTTTTGATATTCTCGGGTCTGGAGTTCCTTTAGCCGCTCAATGACCCCCCCGGTGACACCGGCTTCAATGGCCTCATTCAATGCCTGTTGCTGGCGAATCTGTAGTTGGAGTAGGCGGGCCTCTTCATCGAGTCCTGCGGCATAGAGTTCCCTGACCCGAATGTCCTCAATGAGCGAAAGCTGGTAGCGTTCCTGTGCTTCAGCGGCGAGTTCGGCAGCCTCGGCGATCTCCTCAAACAGACCTGCGAGTTCGGCTTCCTGGAGCGCCTTCAGTGCCTCGACGAGATCGTCTGATGCGCCATCCTCAATGGCTTCATTCAACTCCCTTTGGTGCTTGAGTTGGAGTTGAAGGATCTCGTAGCCTTCATTCATGCCCCGCACCTGGAGTGTGCGTAGCCTGATGTCCTCTTCAAGCGCGGTCGGGTCGTATATCGTCTCGACAACCTCATTCAGGCCATCAATGAACTGATCCCATTCAAGCCCCAGGATCTCGCGGAGTGCGGCAAGCTGGTCCTCTGACCACCCATCCTCGATGGCCTTGTTTAGTTCGTTGCGTTGTTCGATCTCCTTCTGGCGCATCTCCAGTTCGTCGCCCTGGAGGCCGATCAGTGAACGGCGATCTTCGAGTGAGAGGTCTATCGCTGCAGCTTCTTTCGCTAGGCGTGCCGCTTCCTTGGCCGCCTTCGCCTCTTCCTCCCTGGCCCTGGCCAACTCTTCTAGTGCCTGGATCTCCGCTAGACGGGCACGGGTTTCGACGTCCCAACCGGCGGCCTCTGCGGCGGCCAGTTCCTTGCGATTGTCAATCTCGCGCCGTAGTGCCTCGGACTCTTCGGTCAGGCCCAGGGCCGCCAGTTCCCGCACGTCCAGGCTTTCGTGATACAGCGCCGTGACCTCGGCCATCTTGTCGGCCAAGAGTTGTTCGAGTTTCAGGCGTTCGGCTTCGATCTCTAGCGGATCGGTGGTGCGCGGTTGGGCTGTACGGGTCAGGGCATCTAGTTGGGCATTCAGGTCCTCGAACCACGCAGTCAGGCTTGACGGCGTTCCACCAACGGCATCCTCGAATTGTTCGACCGATTCTTGGAAACGCTCAGTCGCCTCGCGTTCTCGGTCGAGGCGGTCAAGCTCCATCTGCTGGTGACGTGCGCGGCTGGCCGCATCCTCTTCAAAGAGGCCCCTGATGCCGCTTACCATACTCCCGATAAGCGGAACAACAGCACCCTGGAATGCGGTGGCATTGAGTTGGGCGGGGGAGAAGCCTACGCCCCCCTCGCTTTCGGCGGCCTCACGAACCGCTGCCCACGCATCAGCGGCATCCCAAACGACACCCGCAGTCAGTCCAATTGTGCGGTTGACCTCTTCCAGGGCCGAGCCGACAGCCTGGAGGCCCTCGTGCCAGTCAGTTGTTTCGTCGGCGACGTACTCTAGGCTGCCGGCCACCCCGGCCAATTCGGTACGAACAGGCGCGAGATCCAGCCCGAGCCACGGACTGATGCCGGACAATCCACCGCCACCGGCACCCGACCAGCGGTCGGCAGTCGATTGGATGAATGCCTGTTCGGCCTGTTCTTTCGCCGCCTTGATGGCTTCCGTGAGTTGTTCGTAGGCGGTCTTGGTGTCTTCAACATCTTTCTTTACACCCTGCTGCTCCTTCCGCCATTTCTCCATGAACTCGTCAAGAGTCGGCGGAAGCGTGATGGCCTCCATCTCGTCGCCAGTGCCCCTCACCAGTTCAAAGACGTCGGACCATGTTTCTTTCAGATCAGAAAAAGCGCCCTTCGGGTCTAGTTCATAGATTGCCTTGTCAATGGCATTGAGGGTCTTGAGGATACCGCCGAAAATGGCCGCAGCCTCGGCCGCCTTCTCTGCCGTCTGCCGGAAGTCTTCCATTGACTCCCTGGCCTCATCGACGTCCGGGATGAACTCCTCGATTACGGGCAGAAACTCAGTGGCGACAATCTCTTTGGCTTCGCGGAACATCGCGCCGAGTTGGCGGGTGGTTCCCTGCGTTGTGTCAAGCGTCTCTTCAAGGTTGCCGACCTGTACACCGGCCCGGTCGTACATCAGCGCCACAGCGGCCAGCGCCTTCTCTTCGCGGGTTACCTCGCTGATGTGGTTCTTCTTGGTATCGAGCAGAACTTGCTCTTTGAGGGCTGCTTCGTCGTAGTACAGGCCGAGCCGTTTCAGCGCCTCACGCTCTCCCGTGAGTGCCGATGTGAGGGCGTGTAGAACCTGCTCGGTGGGAAGATTGTTGAATGCCGCCACGTCACCAGCGAGCCGGACGATCTGTTCCGACATTTCGGCCGACGCCTTGGCCGATGCACCCATACCCTGCGCCACGACCGCCGTGGTGGCCATCATCTCACGGGCTTCTGTGACCGTGAGCCCCATCTTGTTGGCGTACTCGCCCAAGAACTCATCCGCCTCTTTGATGGCGGGCCCGAGGGCGATACGGAACTTGTCGGCGGTCTCCTGGACCGCAGCACCCGTCTCAAGTACGAACTGCGTGAACTTGATCGTGCCCGCCACGGCAGCAGCACCGGCCACAGCAGCATACGCCGACTTCAGGGAATGAAGGCCCTGTGTAAGCTTGTTGGTGCTTTTCTTTTGGGTCTCGTTCGCGCCCTCTTGTTCGCGCTGCGCTTTGGCTACATCACGAAGGGCTTTCGAGATTAACGCTAGGTCGCTCTCGGCATTGCCGGTATGTACGCCTACTTTCAGGCCAGCATCTTCGTGGGCACTCATCTATTCAGTCTTCCTTCGGACAGCCTTCATATAGGCCGTGTCCATAGCGCGGATCAGGGTGCGGAACGTCTGTGTCTCCGTGATGCCCTCCGTCTGGATGAAGTCCGAGACTGATGCCCGTGGAATCGGGGCCATACCGCCCATGGAAATCGGGCGGTCGGTGGTCAGATCCCAAAAGGCATCGGTCAGCCATGTCAAATGGTCCGGTAGTGTCGGGTGGCCTTGGTGTTCTTTGCCATCAGCATCTAGCCAGTAGTCCCAGCCTTCGGTTCGGTGTCCTCCTTCGATTCGCTCTTGGATGGCTTTGTTTCGGAGGAAGTCGCCGTATCGGACTCGCCACTCAATGATTTTCCCAGGCGGTCCGTGGCCTCCTTGAGATCATCAAAGCGGAAGAGTTCCTTGTCGCGCCCCTTCCTGCGGACGGCCTCACGGAAGTCGGGAACCTCAAGCATGAGATCCACAGCACCGTCTTCGGAAAACGGGATTGGGCGGGCCTCGTAGGACAACTCCCAATCGACCAGTACGGTGCCAGCCAGGACGCGGGCCCACGCCTCGCCGATCTCTTCCTCTGAAAGCGTCTGTTCCTGTTCCTGGAGAAGCGGCTTGATGTGTTCGAGGACGCGGTTTTTGAACGCCTTCGAATGCCGCTCACTGGCGATCCTGACCGGGATCTCTACATCACCGACCAGGACCGTTGTCCACACGCCTTCTGCCCCCTTGGCGCGGTCTACACCACGCTTGAGAACATCCTTCAAATCCGCCATCAGTTTGCCTCCTGAAGTGGGGGCCCCGAAGGGCCCCCGGTTGGTCTATGCAGCCATCTTCGTTATGTGGACCGTGTAGCCGGTCGTCGCGTCCTTCGACGCCTCCCACTTCACGTTTTCCATGATGTCCGAGTCGATGCCCGGCGTCTTCGTGTCATCGTCCGCGAAGTAGATGCAGGGCAGGTGGACACCATAGGCATTGCCCGCCGTATCCTGGAACGCGAAGAACAGTGCTGACTGCGTGTGGGCCAGCCACTTCGTCTTGATGTCATTGTTCGCGAAATAGAGGCTGATCGTGCCCTCGGCCGTGACCGTGCCAAGCCCGATATCGTTCGGATCAGTCGAGCCACAGACGTCCTGGCTACGCAGCGGATTCGTGATGTTGATGGTTGCGCCCGTCACCGTGACATCGGCGGGCGTAGTGCCCTCCCCCACAATGACTAGGTTTGAGACCGCATTCATGATCTTCGTTGAGGTCGCTGCCGTGGGAGACCCCGTTCCAATCGTTGAAGAGTCAACGTTTTCGGTGTTGCCCATGAATGGGAACGAGACCGAAACCTTGTCTTTTGCCTTGAACGACAGGTCCATCCCCCCACACCGGCAGCCTAGCCAGTTGGAAAAGACGTTCGTGAGGTCGGTATGTTCGCGCTCGAACGAGAACGACCGAGTCTCTGTGCCGTTCTTCACGACAGCACCCGAGATGGTCACACTTTGACCGGCACTCTCGGTCGTTGCGGGATTCGGGTAGACGCCGAGTGCGCCAGCGGCGGCGGCCTCGACGTAGTAGACGCGGTTCAGGCTCGACGCACTGAAGCCGCTGACCTTGACGAACTGGCCGACCTCGAACGAGCCGAGGCCACTACCCGAGTCGGTTAACTCGGTGGCCGTTGCGGCAATCGACGTGTCGGTCACCGAGGTCTCGGCCCCGAAGTCGGCCGACCGAATTGCAGACGTGATGAACTCGTCATACGTGCCGAAACTCAACTCGCCCGGCAGCTCACCGACCGAACCATAGCCAGTCTCGATGATGTCACCACGCTGGGCATCACCAACGAGTTCGGCACTCTTCATGGTGCTCTTGGTGCCCTTAAACCCGTCACCCGTGGTACGAAGAATCTGAAGGGCCGATGCGGGCGTAGTGCCCCTGGTTACCTCTTCGATGTACCGGAAGGCCACAGAAGAACTGTCAGCCATGTTCCTGCTCCTTTTTGTGGCCTCTTACGGCCCAGAAGAAAAAGGGGCGGCACCTCCGACATTGGAGGCCCGCCCCACGGCGCTCTTTCGCTATGTTTCCTAGACTACCGTGAACTGCTCATCATATTCGTAGGGAACCTCAACGTCGGTCTGGAACCAGTTCCCCACGGGCCCAATGGACCGGATTGTTGGCGTCCGATACTGCACACTCGCAGCACCGGACTCCTCTTGTTTGCCACGGAACGCGGCGGCCACCGTCACGGCCCTAGACGTTCCAGCCCCCGCCCCCAGGTGGCGAAGTGTGAACAGCGACAGAATCAGTAGGCCGGGGTGTCTGTACAGGTTCGTTCCGGCCCCAACATCAGCCTGGAACGCGCTTTCCGTCGCCGTGGCATAGGTCACAACCATATACCCGTCTACGTTGTCTGTATCTGGATCGGGCACCTCGGTTGCTGTATTCGCCCAAAGCACGTCAAAGCCCGTCGGCTTGTTCGTGTTCACACGAGCCTCAATGAGGGCGCGGGCCGTCGTCTCACTCACTTGAACCTCCCGGCCCGGAGCATCGACTTGACGGCCTCAACGGACGCCCTCACAAAGCCGGTACCAGACTTGATCGACCCGGCCCGCATTGTACTTCCGCCGGACCTCGAACTCGTGCCTGTCACGACGCCGTACTCCAGCGCCTTGGCATAGGGGACATTGTTTGATAGGCCGATGTATTTGGGGATCAACTGAAACTCGCCCTTCAGGGCGTCCATGGCATTGTTGGCCCGATTTCTCGACTGTGCTTCTGCCGCCCGCCGGGTTCCCGGACCCTCACCAAATTCCCAGGACGAAAAATGGTCGAGGCTCACATCCCACGACCCAACGAAGCGCCCGGTATCAACGGGGCTCGCGGTCATTATCATTCGAAGAAGCTGGAAAACCACCTTCCGCAGTCGGTCGTTGTAGGCGCCTGTCACGCCGTCATTGATCCACTTGTCGGCCAACGCCTCAAATCCGGCAGAATCGACAATCTTCGTCATCCGCCAATCCTCAGGTGCGCCTGCCAGGACACGATTTCATTGCCGGTGCCGTGGTCTACGAGGCCGACAATCTTCCATTGTGCATTCGCGCGCTCGGTCGAAAACTCGATGACATCACCCTTCCGGGGGTCATCTGGCAAGCCATCATTCACGATGATCCCGAAGCGGTCTCCCGGCTGGACCGCCCCGTCGTTCCTGAGTTGGTCCGCCGTCGCACTCCACCACGCCATAGTCATGGTGTGAGGGAATCCGGCGGGTTCGGACGGTGTGAGCGCCTGGGTCGTGGTGCTGTACGTCCCGTCCGTCAGACGACGGAACAACACATCGGCCTCGGCCACCTTCGCCGCCGCCTTCACGGCCCGGGTCAACTTGCCATCGAGGAGACCCACTAGACGTAGCCTTCAACCGCCAGGAACGGCGTCTCACCATTCGTGTACGGCATGAAAAACACGTCTTCGTGGCCCCACGAATACGTCTGGCCGGATGCGCCTTCGGGCACATAGATTCGGCCTTGCTGCTCGCCGTCCGGTGTAGCTTCAACCAGTGCTTTGGTCCGGGCGATATAGCACGCCTTTGAGGCATAGCCGATCTTGACAAACGACACGGCGACCCCGGCACCGGCCCCATCATTGAACGTCTGGGTTTCCGAGCCGGAGAGCACCTTTTCGCCCGTACCATCGCCGGCCGAGTGTGTGAGTTCGTTGGTATAGGGCGGTGCGCCCGTAATTCCCTTACTCATGTCATCTCCATTAGCCGCGAACGAGTGATACGGTCGAACGGCTTGTTATCAGCCAGAGTCGTAGGTCGCGCCTGACTTCCGCCGGAAGCTCACCGGCAGTCCGACCGTGGCGCGGCTCCACACTGATTGGCCCGACCCGAACACTTTCGAAGCCTTCAAGGCCGGTATCGACCAGGAGATCATCAGAGTCCAGAGCCAAGGCCAGCTTGAATTGTGCGTTCTTGATTCGTTGGGGGATGACGTCATTGTCGAGTGAGTTGCCATCCTCATCATAAAGCCCGTCTCGCGGGAACTTCATGGCCTGGTCGGCATCACTCTTGACAGCCTTGTAGTTCTCCTGGTCGATACGATCCGCCGCCGTAATCAAAAGCCGGTTTTTCGTGTCATCCGCTTTCGCGTCCAGGGTTGCAGCAGCAGCATCCGACCGTTCATCGAGCCAAGCATCAAACTCAACCAACGTGCCGTAGCTGTTGGAATCTTCGCCCCCAACGGTTGCGTCAATCGTCGCTGCCACCAGTCATCTCCATGTAATCCGCCCATGCCGCATTTTCGGCGGCCTCTCGTTTGTGGCCGGCTTTCAGCTCCCGGCCATCCGGCGAGACGGGCCTGTGCCAGGTGCCACGCTTCTCGATCCGGTAACCCGGCGGAAGTGTCGGGTCCTGATGTTCTTTCAGGTTGGGAAGGCCCGGCATGGGCTGGGGCGCATCGGCCAGGATACGGACATTGAAACCCGCTTCCTGGAGAGGTGGAACAACCCTCATGGCCGCTTCTGTGACAAAGACCAGATCCACATCGGCACCACCGACCTGGAACTCGAAATCGCCATCAAAGCGGGCTGCATTTCTAGGCAGCACCCGCCCATCGAAGTCGCCAATCAACCGCAACGCCTGGTCCGTTTCCCTGGTCCTGCAATACAACAGTGCCAGCATGGCAAGCCTCCAGAGTGGGGCAGGGCCAAGCGGCCCCGCCCCTGTCATTGCCTACCGGGTCGTAACGATGACGCCGGGCAGCAGCTTGTTGTCCGCTACGACGGTGTCCCAATTCGTAGCCGTGGCAACGTTCGTGTTGGTCGGGTTGACTCCACCATTCGTGGTGTCCCACTGACAGCCCAGCAGCCCGAGGTTGTAGGCGTACTCGGCCTGCCACCGGAAGAACAGGTTCTCCGATCCAGTCAACGGACCCTCCATAACCGCGATGGGCGGCTCGGAGATATCGACCTGGATGGCTCCCTTGCGGAGGCCGAGAATCGAGTACTTGTCCTGGGCCGAACTCACCCCACCCGTCTCAACCAGCGAGGTCGAGTCGATGACCAGTGTGGGCCGGTTCAGGGTGTAGGGGTTGGCCTCATAGAGCGTAGCACCGATATCGGTGGAGCCCCAGATCGTGGCCGTCGAAGCGAACTGTGCGGCCATCAGATCGAAGTACTGAGCCGAGTGCATGACCCAGAGCACGACTCCGCCAGCCGAATCCCCAGCCTTTTTCAGGCCATTTATCATCGCGGCATTCGTGATGGTGGACGCCGTGTTGTCGTACTCCAGTGCGGCAATGCTGTCGAGCTTGGCTTCGCAGGCGGCGAGACCCCGGTCGATCATCTCTTTCGGTACCGCAACGGCGGTCTGTTGACCGATGACACGACTGAAGCCCCTCGGATCGAAGCCCTTCTTGCGCTGGGCGTCGATGTTGACCTCGTAAGGGCCATTCCGGCGGTTCAGCTTGACACTGATGAACTCGTCCTGCGTCAGTGCAGTCGCAGTGACGGTGTCCGAGGACTGTTTGGAGATGTCCCGCCTGGCGATGGCACTCACCTCATCCCACATCGCCTCCTTCTCGTAGTGCCCGAGAAGGGAGCGGGTGTTCAGGGTGATCGCGCCAGCGGAAGCGGCGTTGAATGCGGAAACATTCTGGGCAAGCGTCTCGATGAACCCGCCCTGGAACTGTTCGTCAACAATGACGTAGTTGGCATAGGTAGAGGTAGCCATCTGTGGTCAGTCTCCTGATTGGAGACCGAGGCGCTACTGTCCGTATTCGGCAGCAATCAGTTTCCGAAACGCTTCCTCACCATGCTCTTCGGTGTAGGCGATCTTTTCGGCCTCGGTCATGTCTTTAAGTGCTTTCGACCGAGCGCCCCTAGCGCCCTTCCGACCGGGGGACCCGCCACCAGTCGCGTCCGAACCCTTGAAGAGGCAGGCATACTTGGGTACACCACTCATCTCTTCGATCAGTTCGGCCATAGTCATGTCGTTGCCGTCCTTGTTCAGTCGGCGTTCGCCATGCTCATCGACAACGATCACCCGCTCTTCGCCGCCCTCCGTAATCGTCTTGGTCTGACCCATGACGTGGGGCAGGGCGGCATCAACAAAGGCATCGGCCTCGTTTAGGTGGGTGACCGCCGCATTCTTCCTCAGCACGGTATCGAGCTGCTGTCGCAACGAACTGTTTTTCTCTTGTTCCGCCGCGATTGCGCTCTCGTGCGCCTTCTGCTGCTTCTCGCGCAGCTTCTCCCATTCGCCCTTCTCTTCGGCCTTCTGGGTTTCGCGTTCCTCGCGTTCCTTCCTGAGTTCGGCGAGTTCGGCAAGATCCGTCTCGGGATCAAAACCCTCGGGCAAAGAGGACAGTCGCTCCATTGCAGACCGCCGCTTGTCCTTCTCCTTGGCGAGGGCCGATTTCAGACCGGAAACCTCGCCTTCGGGGACAAACCCCTTGATGGGCCTTAGGTGAAACCCACCGTCCCGCTCTTCGTACAGCTCGTGTAGTGCTTCCGGCACCGTCTCCAACGATTCCAGTGTCACTTCGAGATCCATATGTGCGCCCCTCCAGGGCGTGTGTTTCTGCGGCCTAGACCCGCTAAACCGGAAAAGAAAAAAGGGGCGACCTCTCCGAAGAGAAATCGCCCCACAGCGAAACCGTTTGAATTGTTGGCGGAGCCCTCGGGCCCCTATTCTTTCAACTTAAATTAACCGCCCCCAGGTGGTCAAGGTTTCTCGTCGTCAACCAAACCAGCGACGGGCCCAAAAAGTTGGCGTTGTAGATCCGCAACTCGTCTATCTGCAAGCTCTGGTGGATAACCAAGCCTGACGAGTTGTTCGAAGAACCCGACCAAGATGGGTGCGAGTTCTTTACAGTGTGCGGCCAGTTGTTCTGTCGCGTGCGTCATTCGGGGGTCCACAGCCATAGGACAATTTACCCCTTCGCCCGCAATTCTTCTACCCTGACGGTTGAGCCGTCCGAGCGGACCATATCCCGCAAGGACACCTTGCCAGAGCGGAACAGTTCGGCACGGCCCTTCCCGAGGATTTCCACCTGTTTGGTTTTCGATTGCTGTTTCAGCCATTGTTCATAGTTGATACCCGCCTTGACGGGGCCCGTCTCGGTTGCCCGCTGGCCGTAACCCGAATCATCGACGCCAGACACAACGGGGACAATCCGACTCCTACAGCCCCAATGCTGGGGTGGGCGTTTGGCGTTTGGGTCATCGAACTCGAACTCTTGCCCATCCAGTGCCATACAGATCGGCGTTGTCCTTGAATCGAGGGTCGCATCATAGCGGTAGCCATCGAGGATATCCTTGTTTGCCTCGAAGCACCGGAAATGCGCCCCACCAACCACATGACTGGTCGCCGTCCTGACCAGGCTCGCAGCGTCCCGGGTCGATATCTGCATCACACCACCCTCATAGACGCCCCGCCTCACATACCGTCCCCGGACCCGGCGGATCATGTCATCTATCGTTTCGCCGTTCGCGATGCCGATACGAATTTGCTGGGCCGCCCGCCTCGTGACCTTTTCGCCCTGCTCTTTCCAGAAGTCCTTCAACAACCCACCCTGCACGAAATCAGTATCAATGACCGACTTCATGATATTGATGCCCGTGGGACCCGCTCCAATCGCCACACCGACCCCCGAAAGATCCCGTAGGTAACTGGCGGCCCACTCTCCCTGGAGTACACCAATTTCCGCCAGTTGCTGTCGGACCTCGCGATGAATGACCTTGAACGCCTCGCGTGAATCGGCCCTGATCAGCTTCAGCCATTTCGCGACCCGTTCATCACGCCAGCGTTTCGATTTGGGCGCTGTCGGGTCGATCTTCGCGAGCTGCGCCACCATCTCATCAATCAGGTCTCGGATCAGAGCAGAGGCATCCGCCACAACGCCATTCTGGAGACGTTGCACATTGAGCAGGTTGCGGACGTAGGTCTCGGCAGGGTCGTTAGCCATCAGTCATGTTCCCTCAAAATCTCTGCCGCGAATAGCCCGAAAGCAAAAGCCACCAACCCCCATGCAAGGAGCCACCAAAGGTCAGGCGTCATGCCGCTTTCTCCATCAGGGAATGGGCTAGGTCACAGACCGCGCCCTCCATAGCGATCCGCCAGTTCTCTTCGACCAGTTCCTTAAAGGGCACATTGTCCGTACAGGCCACACTGTCCAAGAGAACACAGCGCATCGGTGCTATCGGGATGTGTAGCAGTTCGTGGACCACGGCCTCTTCGCGGTTCCGGTCATCACGTTCAAGCCAAGAGCCAGCCACCCGGATGCGGGCCCCTCGGTACTCGGGGACCGTGCTGTTCGAGGCATAGGCATCGGGCTCCTCGCCAATCACGCCCTCGTAATGGACGTGCAATTCGTGACACCATGTCGGTACGAGCCAGAGCCACTTATCGACCAACGGCGCCAGGGACTCCAGCACTTCTACCGGAATCTTCTCATCATACCGGGTGCGGGTCATACCCCCACCCAAACCGGCCCGTCTTCTTCGTCCGTTGCCGGGATCTCCAGGAGGTCAACACGCCGGGCAGACTCCCCACAGTCATTGCATGGCACCTCATCGGGAACCACGTCAGGATCGAACAGCCGATACGTACTGTGACCGTTCTTGCACACAAACTCGAAGACCTCTTTCATTGGTATCCCTCTCGTTCAATGACGTCCGCTAGTTGGATGCGGAACCATTCCTTCTGGTGGGGCGAAAGCACGGAACCGAGGCCGGCACTCAGCCGGCCAGAGCGTACCGCCTCCTGTCCAAAGGCCAGGAACGCGAGACCAAGCCGTTCACCGTTCTTCTCGCTGTCTGGTGGGCGCTTCTCAAGCCATTTCTTTCTGATAAAGTTTTCCGGGTGCAGGCTGATCCAGTGGTCGAGTCTGCCGGGAACCATCCAGCCGACTTTATTGATGGCTATCGTCACGACAGGTCCCGAATAGAGCTTCCGGAACGCCTTGACATCGTCCCAGACGCAGACAGCACCACCGTAGATCAGGCCGACCACATCAGATCCTTCAGCCAATCAACGGCCATACAACGCTCACGAAACAGTTCACGCTCCGCGTCAAGTCGCTCTGTGACCGAATCGCCCATAGGCTCCATATCCAGATTCGGCGCAATCTCGTCGCGGCCCATGATCTGGACTGTGGCATGGCCCTCTAACCCCAGCCGCTCGATAGCTACATCCATGGTCTCGGCCTTGTCGGTCGGATAGATCAACTGGGCTGCTGCACCATGGACGACCGAAGGCACAAATCCATGAATCCGTGTGCCGATGTAGTAGCGGCACCGCGAATAGAGCTGGTACATATCCCGGTAGTCTGACGAACAGTAGACGTATTCGGGACCGAACAATTCCTCTGCGGCGCGGATCTCGCGGTTATCGTGGACCGTCACGACCTTTGGCCCGTCCATTGCCTCGAACGCCGCGACCATCGCATCATCGAGTTGCTTGGACGGTCCACCATCCCGCAGAACGTGGTGGCGGTTGCCATCATTCGGCCCGAGTCCCATGCCGCGATAGCCGATAATGTTCAGGTCACGGTCGCCCCCCAACGGCTTGCAGAACAACGCTGGATCGCACATGGTCACGGAGTCGATGCCCCAGGCGTCAAGATAGCGAGGCGCGATGTTGTCTCTCGTGATGGCAATATCAACGATTCCGGCCCGCGCCACCGCAGCCATCAGCGTCGAGTGCTCGTCGTTCAGGAAGCCGCCCGTCCGACCGACGCCTAACAGTGCAATAGGCTTCTGGGCCGACATGCAATGCCGATAGATGGCCTCATTTCGGTCGATCCACTCAGGAGTACCGGCCATGATGATGTAGTCGGACAACTCCAGGTTGACCTTCAGGGAGTTGGCGAACATCGACCGGATACCCCAGCCACGGTTCCACCACAGTGTCCGTACATCGGGCTTCAGATTCAGGCATCGTAAAAGCCCCTCCCGAATCCAATCATCGCCACAGTTCCATAGCGAAGAAGTCGAGAGTAGGACGGTTCTCATACGTATCTCAGCCTCACCATCATAGCACCACAGATGTCCCAGAATGTCCGCTTGTGGACTTCCGACCAGTCGTCATAGACCGGGAATGCGTGTGCCGACACGTTGGCCGGTTGTAGACGTTCGCGCTCCCACTGTACCATGTTCACTGTTTTGGCACCCAATAACGTGGCGCACAGTTTGAAGGCATCGAACTCCTGGATTAGGTCTTCAAGGCGGAACCTATGGGTGTCGGGTATATCACGCATCATCTTTTCGTTACGCTTGGTCCACGTCGTACACGACTGCTCAAATGGCCAATCGGGTATGTCTACCTTCCTTGTCATTACGCTGCGCAGTACCTTGCGACCATCACGCACCTGATGTACCACAGCAACACCGGGATAGGTGTGGCGTAGAAGACTGGAGTCTCTCCAAAAGTTGCCATTAGATTCGACACCGCCAAAACTCTGACCCAGGCTTTTCCCCATCGACTCATGCCGTGCATCTAAATCGGTACAGGCCGTAAGGGCGCGGGCTATCCAGGTCGTACCACTCCGACCGTGTGCCAAAACAAAGCCTTTCATGCTACCAGCTTTCGTAACCCCATGATATAGTTGCGCCGCGTTTGGTTCACGCGCCCGTGGAAGGGGCCGACATGGTTGGTCGGTGGTCTGTGCTCCCGACTCGCTATCGAGTGCTCAATGATGACCGGCTCATCCGTATCGTAGGCCCACGGCTTGTCGAACACCCTACAATAGCAGCCCGGCAACCGTTCAACCTTCAAGTGTTCAAGACACGTCACGAGGTACCAAAGATTCTTCTGGCCGCCGCCCTGTGTGACGCCGATCTGACGCATGAAGCGGTTGAACATGACCCATGTGTCGAGGAGCTGCCTACAGCCCGTTGTGTCGCCGAGAAACAGGGTTCCTGAGAGCATCCACCAGCCTTCGTCTCTGACCTTCGACAGATCATGGCCCTTGGCTGGGCCCCGGAACCAGTGGGCCCCAAAATCGACGCCCCTTTCGGCCAGT